AAACTGGTTGACATGACTAGCGTCAAGCTGATGAAGTTGGCTCGTGACTACGGTTACAATCCGACAGGCGCTGTCAACCATGCAAGCCTGACCGACTTCCAGGCACAGGCTGGCGTGATTCGCAGCAAGTACAAGAGCTGGACCAATGACCGGTCGACACTTGACCGTCAGCAGTTCAACACTCTGATGACCAACTACACCATCGCTCCTTGGGCTGGCGATATCAGCGAGACGATAGGTTGGGCTAAGGGTCGTACTGAACCGGCTCTGAAGAAGATCAAGGAGTTCACAGGCGGTAGTTTGAACCCAGGTCTGGAAGAAGTCTACCTGAAGTTGCTGACTCCTTTCCTGAAGTTGCTGTCTTCGACTCTCGGCGGCTTTACGGCTATCGAGCAATGCCTTGGTCATCTGACTGACAACCGCAACAACGTCAGCGGCAACATCTACAATGCCACGGCCGGTATTGTGAAGAAGCTGGATGCCTACGTGGTTGCCAACAAGGAAAAGTTCACCATCGCAGAACAGAACCTGCTGTGGCGTCAACGCAAGTCCTTGGCTTCTATCTTCAACTGAGTGCAGCATACAGCGGGGCGCAAGCCCCGCTGTATGCTGTCTCCACCCAACGCTACGCATCTGGCATTGCATTATCGATAGACCGCTCAACACCTTCGAGGGCCTTCTCTTCCTTGTTCCTAGCCTTCCTCCCTTGCTCAATGAGCTTGTTCAGACGCCAGCGAGGGTACTGCTCCATCAACTGCAACAATGGAGTGTTAGTCACCTCAGGAATCCGACAGGAGATCAACTCAGCCATCAGGTGGGATATGCTATCGCCTGTGGTTGCATCTTCTGCCGGGTGCATGCCGATGATCGAGAACGGATGGTCAGAGTTCTCGTGGTCATGGATTTTGAATGCCGTGTCGTAGGCTTCCATGAATGCGAGGTTCTGAGTCCAATCGTCCTTGATGTTTTCGTTCATGATCAAATTGTAGATTGGGTTCCCTGGCTCATACGGGTTGACGTCTCTACCGAACCACATGTTGCCTGTGTGGTGGCTGAAAACGCCAGCGTCCGTAATTAACTTCGCCTCAGGATTCGTTGGTGGAGAAGGGTAAAAAAAAGTTCAAGTGAGTTAACATTGACCAGGTGTGGGTGGGTCGATGTTTCATCGCCGGACACAGGTTTGCCACACTGACTGCAAATGGTCTTTGGCACCGTCGGTGTCGACAGCGTCATGTCAGAGATGAACTTGCGCAGAGCGTTACTGATCTTGTCTGTCAGATCAGGACGTTTGGCAAGTGACTCAAGGACACGGTCCATTTGCTTATCGGCCTTGAAGCGCTCTTCAGCATCCTCGCCGTAGTACCGCTCCACGGTAGCGACCAACTGACCATCTTCGTCATCCTTTTCGAGGACACCGTCGATCCAGTGACCGTAGGCCATTACCACCGCTACGTTTTGAGCCTTCAGCATGTACGCTTGGCGCTGAGCCAAGGAACCGCCGGAACGACTCACCTGACGTGCACGCGCATCCATGGTCTGTAACCAGGAATCGGCCAGACGTTCGTAGTCAGCAATAGTCGGTACACGCAGACGCAAGAACAGACCAGCATCCAACTCTACCAGACGACTCACTTCAGCACGAATGGACTTCTGGTATTCACGGATACGCGATGGATCAACGTAGCCAGACCGTTTGGTCATGAACTGCATTTGATCATCGGTGATCTTCGAGCGGCGGACCATCACCATTCGGCGCAGGTTGATTCTGCCGCGTTCGATGTTACCGCAACCACCTTGGGTGGTCAGGCACGGCCGCTCCAACAGATAACCGTCCGGATACATCGTGGCTGCCATTGCGGTAGCCATCGGTTCGATGTCAGTGATCAACATCAGATTCTTGAGCTCGTCAGGATCTTGAACCCCGGCAGTGCTACTCTTGACCTGACCGAGGACATAATCAACGACAGGACGAACCAGATACAGAGCACCGGCGCCGTAGATATAGCCAGAGCTCAGACGACCACTCTCGGACTTCTCTTGCAGGATACGTTCGTTGAGACTCAGCTCATCGAGCGCTGCACCACCTTCGATCACCAGATGGATACCGCTACCCCAGAATGGGGTGCTGTACGACGTAGCCAAGCCAAGCTTACCCTGAATACGAAGAACCGGGTCCTTATGCTTGCTGTGATCCAGCCGCCCAGGGATGACCTTAACATCACCGTAAGTAGGACGGTTGGTCCACTCGCTGTCGTCGAACAGATCGTCATCTGCCGATTGACGCAGGGTCGCTTCGTATTCGCTGAGGATCGTCAGGGCACGCCGCTCATGTTCGGTAACGAAGATGATATTCTTGCTACCATCAGGCAAATCTGCCTCAATGGCATAATAGCCTTGGGCGATGCCCTTCTCAGCCAGCTCCTGACGTTCGGCCTGTTTGGCGCTGATCTGGACCTGGATCGCATCATGAATGAGGTTGAGTTCAGATACCGACAAGTTGGACAGCAGCAGGCTGCCGTTCTTCGCCAGATTCTTGAGCTCTTCGTCACTCAACGGTTCGATGATCTTGAGATCTTCTTTGACGTTCGGGTTGCCTTTGTACTCACCGCCCCAGGGTTCAGGATCGGCTTCGTCATCAGCATCGTCCGCCGGCGCTTCAGAGTGAGCTTCTTCGTCATCAGCTACTGGCGAAGATACCTTAACAGCAACGAACTCTTCAGTCGGAACTTCCTGCGGGACTTCCTGATGCTGATGCGGGTCAGTACCGACGAGCTCAACAGGAAGGACCTCGTCATCATCGTTGAACGTCGCTTCAACAGGAGCCGGTGCCAGAGGTTGTGGCAGCGTTGTTTCTTCGGACGGACGTTGGTCGTCCACTGTATCGTCACTCACTTAAATCACCCCGGCAGAAGCTGGTTGTCGGCTGAGCGGCGGTTCGACGAGATCGACATAATCATCGAAGTCGCGCATGACCGTGTTGAACGCCCGCTGGTTGAGCGCCAGATACTGACTACCGCAAACCATCAATCGGTTATGATAATCAGACAACTGACGCAACTTACGCGGACGCTGTGTAATAATTTCGTCGAACACCTTGTCGATGTCGTTACGCTCTTTGATGAGTGCATCTACATCACGAGCGAGATTCTTGACGAGGTTGCCGATCGTTACGGCGTCCAGATGGCGACCTTCGCGTTTCAGCTTGCTGAGCGTTTCAGGGAGGTCAACGATTGGAGTCGAAGCGGTACTGATGGACTTATTGAGAAGCGCGCGCTGTCGACGCGTGTCGTTTTCGAGTTCCGTGCAATTATCGGCTACTTTACTGCCACTTGCACGGAACCCTTCATTTTCTTGGGAGGGCATGGTAGAAACCTCTTTCTAGTATGACGCCAGAACTGATCCATATATAGGGTCAGAAATTTAACTAGTTACTTAAAACTGAGGAAACTTCGAATGGGACCTTTATTTACAGGTTCGCCTGACAACATTGTGGAGTGGACTATTCGAACCTTGGTCCGCGATCGATGCTCTCCAGAACTTGAAGAACTGTACGTTCGTTTGAACGCAGCTCTCGAACAAGCTGGTTGCCGGATGCACTTTGATGCACTCGACAATTTGCTTGCTACTCTCAACGATCTCAACATCTCTCCAGAAGAAGTGGTGCCTGGTGTTGATGAGGAACTTCGTGTTGCAGCAGAGCGTTCGTTGAACATCTGCGGCGTTGAGTTGCAGTCTGAAGTCTCGTTGGTGATGTTGTGCGAAGCTGTCGACGTGATTTGTAACTTCGACCCTACCGACACGCCTTCGCTACTCATCGACGTACTGAATTCTGCTGAAGACGCAGACAGCGCGTTTGCGTTGTTAATGTCATATCAGGGCACCTTCGAGGAAACTGATTGGATCGCTGAGATCCTTGAGATCAGCCCTAACTTCACATCTACCGTTCTGCGTTCGCTTAAAGAAACAGCGGATGCGGATGAAACGGTGGAGATTGATCCCGCACATGGTCAGGAACTTCTCAAACGATTGTCTCGTCTGGTACGTACTAACGGTGAGACCATCGGTGCTGAGCTTGGTAAAAACAACACCGGCATGGGTGTCTCTACGGAATCGCTGTACGGAGTTCATGTCGGCAACATCATCCACAAGCCCATTGCGGCTGCTGTAGAAGATGTCTTCTCGTTGTCGGTGATCTCTAACGAAAGGTATGAGGTCGCCATGGAGTCTGTCTCCAGGTGTATCGATGATCTGTTTTACGAACCTGAACAGCGGCGTGAAGCCGAACAAGTAAGGATTCGTTTGTCGGAAACTTACAAGCCTATCTTCGGTGGCGCAGATGCGTAAATACGATTACTTCATCAACTCGATGAAGGCCAAGGCTCATTACCATCGGGGCTGGATGCTGCGAGCATTCTCGGTAGTCCTCGACGAAGTGAGTTCAGGTAATATCGAGTGGGCTCTACGACACACCCCGGACCGGGTAGAGGTCTATGCTAAACACGGCGACAAGTGGGGCTGGGAGGAATTGGAGGGCGTGAGTCCCTACGAGATCCCTTTCATCTACCACGAAAGTTCTGGGCCTGTGAAGGCTGGCGATGTAGAGAACTTGTTCGCCGACATCCCTGATTCGACTTGGGGTGAGTTGCTCTACAATAGCCGCATCATCGTCTACGCAGTTGGGGACAGGATGCCGTTTCGTGTCTACCCAATTGATCTTGGGGCCGATGAGAAATTCATTGTCGATCGAATGATCGATGATCCTTATCTTGGCGGTAGTAACCTGTCGTCTACCGATATGGCGACTAGTCCTGCCGTAGATCCGAAACAAATCTACGTCATGCATTACCTGAGGTTTGGTAAGGCAGTGGGCGATATCGCCGGGTATGAGTTCTTCGTTCCATCGGTGACTGAACGGTCTCTGCAAGCTCCAGCTAACCATGCTGCGCTACGGGCTAAAGAGCTCGATGAGAACAAAGAAACGCTCAACGACCCGGTGACTCAGGCCAAGGTACAGAACACGTTGGTCGCCAACTATGTTGAAGAGCAGCTCAAGGGCGATCCGTCCGAAGGATTCCTGTACAAAAAGAAATCCTTGAACACTGCTCTGAAACGCATGTTCTTGATTCACGGTCCAGAGTCTGGATTCTCTGAAGGGGGGCAGGCTAAACTCATTACCAATTCCCTTGAAGAAGGGTTGGATATCGATCACTATCCGGACATGGTGAACTCGCTTCGTGCAGGTTCCTACTACCGGGGCGCTCTGACTGCTCTTGCGGGAGAAGACGTTGACCTCATGGGGCGTATCTTCCAAAACTCCAGGATCGTGGATGACTTCTGCGGCACGAAAGATACCCTGGACGTAACCATCGCAGATACCGCTGTCGGTCGCACTATCATCGACGCCGGTAAGGCTGTGAAGGTCACGAAAGAAAACCTTGACCAATACAAAGGTCAAGTCTACGGGATGTTCTCTCCGATGTACTGTCTGGCAGGTGCTAACGATATCTGCAAAGTCTGCATTGGTGATAAACTTGCCGCGTTCCCTAACTCGTTAGGTTCGATGGTATCTGACATCCCTTCCAAGATGATGGCGGTTATGATGGGTTCGGCTCACGCCAAGGAACTCCGGACCACTCCGCTGGATCTCGACAATTTCTTGAGGTAACTTACAATGGGCAAGAATAGAAATCGGAACACTGGCAGCGAAACTCCTGTTAATGAACAGGCTCCTTCTCTGCAAGATCAATTGGTGGCCGCTCTGGAAGAAAACACCGCCGATGAATCCGACAGCATTCTGACCGAAGAAGAACTGGCCGCCTTGAAAGAGGGTCATGCAGAAGGTCCTGACGGCAGCGGTGTTACCATCCATGCTGAGAAGCTGGAGATCGAAGGTGAGGTGATCGCTAACCCTCCTGCCGATCTGGCTGATTTGAAGCAGGTTATCGACCCTACTGGCACTGCCATCGGCGTTGATACCGCTGGAGAGGCTACTGACGCTACCAACGGCGGTGAAGGAGATAAACCTCCAGTCGATGAACAGGCCGATCCTGAAGTCCCTCAAGGCGGTGGTGAAGGCGGTGATATCAACGTCATCGACCTGCCGCCGGCCAGTATCGACAAGATCGAGATCCCTGAATTCGTTGCGCCTGAAATCCCTGAGGCTCCAGTACCTGGACCCGAGGACGAGACTGACGACACCGAAGAAGAGCCAGCTGATAGCGCCGAGCCTGAACCTGAAGCTCCAGCTGTTCGCTATAGCGACGAAGAGCTGCGCCGGAAGCTGAAGGGCGTTCTGGAAGATGATGCTCTCGAAGCTTGGGACTACGACTCGCTCTATCTGTTTGAAACCAAGCAGGTGTTACCGCATCGTACTCCTCGTGGTGAATGGCCGGTCGATATCCGTCGCAAGCGTAACATCAAGGCATGGACCGCCAACTCTCTGCTCGACTGGGTCGATGGTAACATCAAGACTCCGAAGGGCGTGGATGAAGACGACATCTACGCTGAGCTGTATCGTCGTAACAAACTGCCGGGCAACTGGAGTCGTGAAGACGCTATCGAATACGTGAAGACCGGCAAGAAACCGGGCTACACGAAACACGGAGTCCTGATCAAGGATTCTATGCGAGATGGTGCGCCGGTATCTCATTGGACCCACCTGGAGCTGCGTAGCGCGCTCTTGGATGAGATCGGAAGTCCTCACTCGAAAGAAGAGATGGTCGATGCCCTGCGCAAGCGTCTCGGCCTGAAAGACACCTTCAGCGCTCGTCGTCTGCTCGATACGCTGGAAGAATCACCCACTGAGGCAAACATGAATAACACCCTACTGAAATCGAAACTGGAAGAGTTTCGTACCGTCATGATCAAACCGGCGGTACATCTCACCGAGAAGAGCGCTGGTGATGCCCACAAAGCGCTGTGGCAAACGTTGCGCGATGTCATTCGCCGTGAGCCGGCCGAGTTCCACGAAGGCTGGAACATCGTTCTGAACTTCGTGAACGACAACTACAACACCCTGTTCTTGATGGAACGTCGTCACCGCGGCTGGTCGATGATCTCCCTGTCCAAGTCGGCGCTGACTACTTACGAGTACCTGCTGACCCTGATGGTCGAGACCCGTGCTCCGAATGCTCGTTCCAACCCAGGGACCTGCAACCTGAACACCATCCTGCGCTACGTCACCAACGAGCAAGAGCGCAGCAACATCATCCACTTCTACACTCCAGAATAAGACAAAAAAAAGAAGCTACTACAGCCGGGGCTCACGCCCCGGCTGTATGTTGTTCACTGTCGAAGTTCGACACCTGTTATTCCAAGCAACTGGCTTGGATCTTCGAGTAGTTTGGGAAGTTCGCTTTCAGGTATTTGTGGGATACCTAGTAGTTCATTCCGTTCACGAATATACGCTCTCGAAGATTTCTGCTGCGCAACTAATGTTTGAAATGGAAGTAATGGCATAGTGTATTCTGATTTCATTTGTAGTGTCATTTCGATAAATCTCCATTGGGCATACAGCCGGGGATAACCCCCGGCTGCGTTACACTCTACACGGAGCAAACTCGCTACCGTGACTCTTGACCTTACCAGTAAAGAAGTCCTTCTTGTTCTCGTGGTATTTGATGGTCTTCTCGATGTCATTACATACGAAGTAATGGAACACCGGATCGATGTGAGGCCAGTCTTTTAATGGCCGAGTACGACCCATGGTCTGTTCGTTAGACTGCTGAGAGTCAACTACAGTGGTCATCAGGTTATACCTCAGCCCAGGGATGTCTACTGCCGTACCGGCGGAGAGTACTGTACTGACCGCGATGTCAGCATCCTTGAACACCGTCATTTCATCTTCGCTGGTATACTTCACCGTGTTCAGGTGAGGGTACTTGCGTTTGAAGAACTTGACGATGTGCATGCACATATTCACCGTAGCACAGAACACCACAGCCTTCTGGCCCTGCTCTCTTACCGAGATGTACTCACGATCTACGTAATAGTCGATCATGTGGACATAGGAAATCAACAGTTCCTTATTCTTCTTGGTCATCAGCGACTGTTCGAATTGGACGTGGTTATAGGCACCGCCCCAACCTTTGTATCGAACAGCTTTTGGCTTACTCAGCCCGTACCGGATGGCCGTTACCCTGATGAACTGTTTGTAGACCGCAGGGCAGATCCTTTCAGCAAGTGGGTACATCATCTTCATGATCGAATTGATGAACGTATTGCTGGAGTTCGGTGTGGCGGTCAAACTCAAGAACTTGTAGATGTCCATGAAACTGAACATCCGCATGACCTGATGCGGGTTCTGGTGCGCCTCATCGAGTACGCCAAACCCGATCTTGCACTTCTTGAAGAAGTCGATTGGGGCAATCGGGTATTTGCAATCCTTACCTTCTTTTTCCCAGTCGGTGAGATATTGCGAGAAGGTGTTGATCGAGATGATGTTAATCGCCCCGATGCTATCACCATCCATCGCCATCTCCATCAAGTTACGCAGAGACTGACCACCACGGATGATCAACAGTTCTCGCTTCTTGATGTCAAACATGGTTTCAAGGTCAGGCTCCCATCGGTCGAGATAGCTTGACTTCATGAACGCCGCAGTACGCAATTGCATCTGATTCATGCAGTGCATAGTGACCAGAGTCTTACCAAACCCCGGTTGGGCTGTCACGATCTTGTTAGCACCCGGTGAGAGGACCTTAGCGATGATCTCAGGCTGATCCTCACGCGGCGGGTACAACAGAGCGGTTGGACGGAACGTGACCTTGTAGCTGTCGTCAAGCTGGAACTCATGCTTGACAACTTTCATCTCCTCCACGCCAATCTGTTCATACGCCATGGTCTTGAAGAACATGCTTCTGGAGTTGATGTGGAAGTGGAAGATACCGCTGTGAACATTACCTGTAACGAAGCTGCGTTTGGCTACTCGTTCGCGTCTACCGCCCTCGAACGTTAACTCATACTCAGTAAACATACCGGCGAATTTCATGATCGCTTTTAACTGCCGATCATTTAGCTCACTCACGATGTAGGAGTGGCTGTATACGTCGATTCTCAAAGTAACGCACTCCTGGATTTTGCGAATAGCGGCTGTTTGAACGCATACGAAGGTTTAGTGACGCTAGACGGTTGGCTAGGTCTCGACGCAGGTTTTGGACGCTTCTTCACATTGGGGTCACGCATCGACCCTTTGTAATAGCGGTGCTTCCATTCTTCAGGCACTTCATTGTAATTGCTGTACGCTGAGTTGGAGGAGTTTAAGCAGCCGTCTTTGCCATGGAACATATCGAGCATCTTCTGCTCGAGCTTTCTGGCATCAGCGACTTCTCCTGCTGGAAATACACCAAATTCAATTCCAGAGAGACCGCGATAGTCTTTCTGAAGTTTGTAACAGTGGTGAACACCTTCCTTCAATTCCCGCAAGTGAGTCTTGGTACGGGTAGAGACAGACTTGGTGCTCCCGATGTAGAAATGTCCTGTACGCTTGTTCTTCAAGACGTAGACGCACGATATACCTTCGAACCGATTCATGTACTGGTTGAAGTGCGGGTGGTCTGCCATGATGTAACCGCCTGCTGGAAACACGGGGTTATTCAAGCACTTAGGATTCCCCTTACATGATAAGAGGGTATTTTGCATTTCTACATTCGCCTGTTCTTCGTCAGGGTACTGGTCTAGGCCGTACTCCATTTCACTCCAGGATTTGAACAGCTTCTGGAATCGGATATCGTTATACTTTCCGCTTTCCAAGAGCTTCTTGAATGTGGCTTGTTGGACATTGGGGTGTGCTGTGATACCTACAAAAAAATTCCCAGTAGGGAGGTGCGTCAGGGTAAACACCCAACATTTCTCTTTAGTTTGCATATCGACACCTAACGGACGGTATTCCCACACAATAAAGCGCGAGGTCGTCCGTTAGGCGGATAATTATTATTTGAACCGGTAGAAAATGTAGGCGCGAATCGTGTGGTCATACGCCACAATCAACTGCGTGACAGGAGTAAGTGCGCCGGAAGTATCTTCTATTTTGTGGATTACAAACGACGTTTCTGTAGGGGTTAGATGGTATTCATTACCATCTACCCTGGTCCAGATCGAATCCAGTTTTACTTTGACATGAGGGTTATTTGGATTATAGAGAGTAAGCACTATTGGAGGAAGCGGTGATGCGGCGGGATGGTCGTCATCAATGTCCGGTGGCGCTGTAGTGACGCCTGCGTCGTGATCACAGGTCAGAATTAAGCGCGCATTCCAAATGTCTCTTGCTCTGAAATTGATCTTTGCAGCTATACGACGAAGATCGCCGTGGATTCTAAGTTCAAGATTGGTATCGGCGAGCAAAGGGCTGGAGTGGCGTTCGCGCAATGAATTCAGCTTATCCCGGAAGAAGGTCTTATCTATCTCTCCTTCCTTACCGTCGATCGTCCCTTTGTAAAGGACCAGGTTTTCACCGATATGGCCGAGTGTGATGACATTACCTTTCACTTCCAGATAATGCTGATTACGTTCGTGCGGGCCACTTTGATAGTGTTTGAACTCGGTAAGTCCCGTAAGGTCGTGGTATTCTTTGAACTCGTTTGCCATGAATTCACGAGTTTGTTGTTCAGCTAGTTCTAAATCTTTCATTACAAATCCCCAGTAATTAACGGCATACAGGCGGGGATCACCCCGCCTGTAGTCTTGTGTCACGTCGGCATGAGTGACGGGTCCAGCAGGTGCGGCGGTCTGTTCTCGACCAGATACGCTTCGAGAGTTTCCAGGAGCTTACCTCCACCTTGGTAGGCGAAGAATGGGCCCATGGATCGGCCACCCATTACATGGTCGTACTTCGCAAACCGGGTAGGTTCGCCCAATGGAGGAATGCGGTAGTCGCCAGTCCTTGTCTTGGAGACCATCATCGACAACATCACGACACTGACGTGCGTCATGTGTACGCCTACCTTAGACGAGATCAGCTCATACAGGTCGAGCAATGCTTCTCCCGGATCATCGTAGCCTACCAGCTGCTTGATGCGTCCCAGATGCTTGTTCGAAGAATCCCGTGTAGAGCGGATCATCGCTTCCACTTCACCAGCAAAGTCTTTCATGCTGGTGTGGCGGTTAGGCAGTTCGAATACTGGGTTGTCGAAGTTCCAGTCGTCGAGGTCGATGTGATAATAGCCATCATCCTTGATCCGGAACTTGTGGTTCATGAAGAACCGCAGGAACTCAGGACTCAGGAACGCCGTACGCGTACCACGAGATACCGATACGTGGTAGCGAGATGGTTGCTTACCTTCAATGCGTGGTTCTTCAAAGGTTGCATCACGGAACTGGCTGAACCGTTGAGTCGACATCCCTTCCTTTACATCAGCACGTTTGATGATCGGCAGCTTGGAGGCATTGATCACCCCATCCTTAGCCTGCGCGCGCAGCAAGAGTTTGATACCCTTGGTAGCAAGACGCGGGTTGAGACGGATCATGTTGTTCTCAGCGCCCGGCAGGATATACGGCCGTTCTTCTTGGCCAATCGTGATCGGGTCGGCGGAGGCCGATGCTTCAGAGTGCTTCACCTTCAACACCTGCTGAGAGATCTCAGACTGGGTCATGGTGGAGGCGATATGGCCGATGTTGGCGCCATACGGGATGTTGTACGACAGTTCACCGTAACAGGTACGGCACACACAGTTGTGGTGACGATACGCGCAGTTGAACGGCAGGCGGAAGTTCAGCGTCTCACCGATCAGAGCGGTATCCCAGCGACGCAAGACCTTCAGCTTACCTTTATCGTCCACATAGTTCAGACCGTCCATGCCTTTCAGCCGGGCCTTAGTGACGTGGATAGGTGCCAGTACATTCGACCGGCAATCGTTCATGATCAGCAGGTCTACCTGCGCCGATGTGAACTGCATCTTGCGGTTACCGTATTCCGTCTGCTCAAGAGGAGCACCGGTGTGGATAATCGCTTTAGCAGCCAGTGTCGACTCCATCATGGTTTCCGCAGAATCGTGAATCCCTGCGTAATAATTGCCCAGGATCGGGCGCTTATATACGAAACCGTCGATGTCGGTGTTGAACCCACGGACCACGATGATCTGCAACAACTGTTCCATCTTGATCGTCTTTGCCCTGATATCCATGATGATCGGATTTCGAGCAAGGAAGGGATCGCGTTCGAGGATCAGTTTGACCGTATCGTACGCTTTCTCGATGGCAAGCTTGGTGGCCTTTTCAATAGCCTCCTCGCGAGCAGCTGCTACCGGCGGATAGTCGTAGATCTCCTGGTAGTCAAACGAGTTACTGCCGCAGATGTATTCCCCGTATTCGACGATGGACTCGTTATAGAGCCTGTTCGAAGAATAGTAACCCGTACGCCAGGCTTCCTCACGGTTATATCCATTTTCCCCGAAGGTGATGTGGACATCTTCCATGATAGCCGATTGCACATCCTGGATGCGCTCTTGGCTGAGAGGACCGACGCCAATGTGGTGAGCTGGCAGCAACGGCAGTTCCGGGTAATGTTCGTGGATATGCCAGATCTTCCTGGAGATCTCCACCCGGTAGGTGTTGGTGACCTGCTCTTCCCCATTGTCAAATACCAGTACAAACTCTTCGAGTGGCTGACAGGGCCAGATCTCTCGTGGAGCTTTCAATAGATCTCTTGCGTGGTATCGGTTGTGTATACGCATGGTTACCCCTATCCAACATCCAGGGCTTTACGCCCTGGAGATATTCTTGCCGGAACAGATCAGCTGGTGGATGACCCACTGGAGCGGTCTGTGGTTACCCAACTTGAACTTCTCACGATCGATGACCGATTCGAGGTTGGTCGGAGTATCCGAAGTGTAGATCGAGATACACGCTTCCTTGTGATGTACCGGGTTGTTGTTCAGATCCGCAATGTGCGCCAAAGGCCATGCGCCCATTGCAGCTGCCAGGTTACGCCATTCCGACTCACCGGTGGTTTTAGTGCCGGTTTCACGACCAGGTGACGAGAACTTATCCGCATTCGTGAGTTTGGACGGTGTACCGAACGGCCCCAGTTTCGAAGAACTGATGCCCGACCAGTCAGTTGCCGTCTTCTCAAGACACAGATAGTAGTTCGGACCGATGAGTTCGTTGCGCTTGGTGCGCTTCATCCGCCCATCCAGACCTCGGAAGGTCAGTGGACTCATCTCTGGCATGTAAGGACCATCTTTGATAGTCCGGATAACGTGGTCCATCTTGACGCCAGAGTTCGACGGCAGGTGGATGAACAGACCGTACGGATGCTCACCGTCTTGAATGACCTTGATCAGGTGACTCAGGTGGCGGCCTTCCGGGATCACGTTAGGGCGACTCATCAGCGTAAACAGTTTTGGCGAGACCAGTTGGTAGAAGCCCATCAGGTAGCCAAAGCTCTTCATTGCCAACGCATTCAGATCCTGGTTCAACACAGTCTTGCGGATCTGGGACTCTGGGATAAAGCCCACGTCTGGCAAACCGAAGTTCCGACGGATGCGTTTGATGACGTCACGACCAGCAGCGCCTACCACAGCCTCATGTTGACGGCCAGTGTTCAAACGGTTTACGGCAGAGTTGGAGAAGATGACCACATCGGCACGGTTACCGAAATCATCTACCGGCATGTCCTCGTCAGGCACTACCGAAGCACCAACACCCTTACTACCCTGGATGTCAGTAACTTTCCGACCTTCGCTGACCGAGGTGATGTATTGAAAGATAACTTCAACACGCCACTCATCCAGCTTCTCGCCACGGAAGTTCTTGGCGATACGCAGCAGGTCAATCTGCTCACGAGGCCACAGGCCTTGATCTACCAGACTTTCGCCAGCACGAGCAATGGCTTCGTACAACAGTGCCCATAACCGGGGGGTCATGTTCACATCTTCAGCCATGTACTTGCCTTTACGGAACAGACACACCTTGATCAGTTCCGAATAGAAGCGCTGATCAGCTTCGTAATACTTACGGAACTGACGAGTCATCTCTTCAGGCAACTTCGGATTCTTCACCCGATCGTTGTGCAGCACCTTGATGTCCACAACACGAGCGCCGGGGATAGCCCAGGTGGTTTGATCGAGACCGTAGACCTGCTTCAGGAGTTTGTTGCGAGTCATGCAGACTGCATCGTACTTCTGATCATACGGACGACTGGCAGCCAACAGACCGTTACTGCCGATGAACTCACCGACATCAGGCAATGGCTTATAGATGTCCAGCGTACCGTTGATGTTAACCGGATAGAACCGCTTACCGAATGACATCACCCGGCTTTCAAAACCGGTGGACGTGATCTTCTGCGCATAGCTGGTCGAATACTTTACACCGTCCTCAGTACCTGCCGGATCGGAAATGTAAGCAACGTTTGTTTCAACGCCGTAAGTATAGTCCCCGTCGGGAGTCACGTTCGGCGAGTTGGCGATGATGGTGCCTGCGGTGAAGCGGGCGTTCTTCTCGGTCATCAGCCGGTGATAGACATCGTCATCAAACTTGAACTCGAACCCGTAGTGCTGGTGCATTACGTGGAACTTGCTCAGTTCGATAACATCCAGTTCATTCGTTTTCCAATCTTCGACAATTACCAGGTCGAGGGGATTGATTTCAAACTTCTCTCCGAAACGTACAGATGCAAACCTTGGGATTACCGCGCGGACAATAACGTCATTGCGGAACTTGTGGGAGAATGTGCCACGAGCATGCTCACGCTCAAGGCCTGATTGTTGCCGTTTACGATCAGCACCAGTGATCACCAACATCTGAGCCTGGTTGCCAGTAAACATTACCTGCCGCGCACCAGCGACATAAGGCCAATACGGATTGAGTCCGCTAACAGGCACCATTTCTGGCGGTGTTAGCATTTCTGGTAGTTGAAACGAACTCATACAGCAGAGCTCCTAGGTGGGTTTCTGTTACACTTAGATAATGTGTGATCTTAGACAAGTGGGACAAACTACATGGCCAGCATGCTCTCTTACCTGATTGCGCAGCCTGATGCGTACACAACGGAAGATACTTACCGCACCTTCATTTATTCCCTTGCCAAATACCTGCGAGACGACCCAGGCACCCGGATTGTCGATATCCCGGCAGAGGACGGATATCTTTACCGTTTCGATTTGACACAGTTTTTGCTGCAACAGAACGTAGCGCTGGAAGACCATTACCTGATTCAGGTAATGAACGGGATTACTTCCATTAATGCTATCGATGAGAACATCAAGGCGATCTTTGTACCTCAGGCCCAATTGGTAGCGAGTCTGAAGCAGATCTATCGTACCGCTTTGGTCGCAAGCTGACAAAGAAAAGAAAGAGAATGCGGGGAGTTTCCTCCCCGCTCTCTATGCCGTTCAGAACATCGAACGACGGCCGCTACGGCTACGACCACCCCGGTCATCATCGCGATCGCGATCATCACGGGAGCTGCTGCTGTGACGCTTCCAGTTGGGTTGACGCTCATCGCGACGACTGGAGTTGCGGTCACGGTCACGGTCAGAGTTACGATCACGATCGTCATCGCGATCATCACGCCCTTCACGGCGTTTGTTCAGGATTTCAGACAAGCTGCGCTTGCCGCTACTTTCCTCTCGATCGCTTGGACGTCGATCATCATCACGGGAACTGCGAGATTCCCGGTCACGGCGCTTCTCGTCTTCGTCCTTGTACCACGGAAGATCAGCACCGCCGAGATCATCGCCAGAGGCTTCGAACTCACCGATCTTGTCTTCTTCCAGGCCGGTGTTACCCGGCAGTGCTGGGACAGCTACGCCGTTCTGCTTGGCGAATTCCTGGAAGTTATCCAGTTCTTCGGTCCAGTCCAGATTGAACCTGAACGCCGCCAGATTTTCACACTTCGCAGAGTGAAGATCGATCAGCTTGTTCAGATGCTCGGCGAACTTACGGAACGACAGCAGCAGGCTGTGGTAATACGGAGAGTTGGTGTTCTTAGAGCCGGAGCTGTAAGTTTCCCGTTGCGCCGCATCGCCCAGCACGTAGTCCAGGACCGCGACAATCAGAGCTTTGTCTTTGGTCTTGCGCAGTTTGTCTACGCCGAAGAACTTGCTGTTGTCACCGCTGTCGGCGTCATCCATGATCGGGAACGAGACCTGACAGGCGCGCAGCGAGCCGTCGGTGGTCTTGTTCTTCAGGAACAAGTTGATGATCTGCTTTTCCGGAGCATCGGTCGATGAGTCCAGGACAGTTTTCAACATGTCGACGGCTTTCTCGTCGATCTCGGCCAGGGCCAGCATGTACTTGCCAGCTTCAGCCGACATGCCTTTCTGACGATCCACTTCCACTGCCAGCTTGGCCAGGGAGTTGCAGAGTTCGATGATGGTGACCTTGAAGCGCAGGCGTACGTAGCTCTTGAAGGCATTGAGCACTGGACTTGGGCCTTCGCTGATCTGTTCTGCCAGCGGGTGGAACGCTGTACGGTCAGACCAGTCGCCTTCACGACAGAACTGGAGCATCGGCAATACGAGACGCGTCTTGTTCAACGTGACGGGTTCGATCTTACCGACCTTATCTTTCTTGGTCTTCTTCAGATAGCACATCATGCCGGAATCGCCTTCGTCAAAGACGTTGACATCCAGCAGCTGCTTCCGATAGAAGTCCAACAGCTTGTCCAACTTTGAAGCCATGGTGTTGGTCCTTTCTTTCTATTAAGTGGTACGGCAGGTCTAGATGATAGACTTACCCCGTGAACGATTACCGCTACGATCGTCGCGGCTGCGAGTTTCATCCCTGCTGGAACGGCGATCCCGATCGTCGCGAGCACCGGCCACGTCTGACGAGGTCAGAATGTTCGGTGTTTTGGTGTGGTTCGGCGAAGCATCCAAACGCGCTTCGTGCAAACCAGCCGCCAGATCGATTACGCCTTTGGACAAGATGCCGAGAGACTTCAGCGAGTTGTCCATGGTTGGCGCCAACAGACCGTCAGCGTAAGCTGGGAAGGTGTAGCGTGCTTCTTCCCCGCCGTCGATGCGGATCCTGATGTTTATTTCTGTATCGATGTTGGCATCAATGTGCGCGATCACATCAAAGACACCGCCGTTGGTAACTTCGTTGATCATGACGTGGGTGATCTGATCTTCAAAGTACGGGAAGCTTGCATCGATGTCCATCCCATCCACGAATGGATACGGGTGAGCACTCTCTACCACCGGATCTCCAGGGCGAGGATTGCTACGCAGCACCAGGTCAGCCACCTTCGAGTACATCGAACCGATCATGATGGTCGGTAGATGGTTTGCGATAATGGTAGCCGCAATGGTCTCGTTGGTATCTTCGTTGAAGCTTGCGTTGGACTGGAACTCATCGCGAGCTGGCTTGTACAGGTTGAAGCCCAGTTGACGATCTTCATCGAAATCTGGGTTCATGTCCATCAGTTCACCGAACGTGATGTAGCCCGAAGAGATGATGTTGCTCTCTTTCTTCAGTTGCTCCATCAGTGGATCTTCGGTGATAATGGTTTCTTCAACCTTATCCTGCGCCGCTTCCAGGGTCTCCGCATCGTCCGCATCACCCATGTAGGCGTCATTTGGATTGGCCCCTGCACCAGCCAGTGCTTGCAGACTACGAGTCAGCATCGATGTAGGACTGTTGTTCAGTCGGCTCGATGCTCGCAGAATACCGCTGAATACACCAGTCAGGTTGGTAGTACCGCCATCGGACTTCAGCATTGCACCGAACGACTTGTCGGAACCGCCCCGGCGGAACAGGTCCGTTGGACGAGTAGTTACTGGACGATTGTCGCCGCGGTTCTCGGTACGACCAAAGCCTGAGATACCAGTACGGTTCAGGATCTGATCATGGCGCTGCATGCGAGGCTGCCAGATGGAACTACCGCGCCATTCTGATTCGATCATGTGGATCTGGGTGATGGTGTTGAAGTACAACCGCATCTTCCGATCGAACTTGACCTTACGGCCTATCAGGCTGTGGCCAGAATGGTCAGTATAGCCGACGATGTAGTTGTAGGTCTTGCTGCGAGAACGGCTGGCCATTTCGACCACCATCGCAAACATGATCCGCTTTTCGTCCCAGCCGCCATCGATGTGGGCGACGTGTTTATGTCGGGAAGATGGACCGAACACGTTGGCTGTGACTTTGGAGATACGGTCGGCGGTGATGCGGCGACCTTGGTCAGTCGCTTTTGCAAAGATGTCCGTATGCTCTTTCTTGAGCTTGGTGGTGTACGACCGAATCACTGGCGCCGCGATCCCGCGATTTTCCAGCATCGTCAGTTTAACAATCTTCATCTTCTACTCCTGGATATTCGTTGTGATGATCAGCGTTTGAATTCGTCCAGATCGCACAACAGCTCTGCAAGTTCATCCCGCAGATCTGGCGTTGGATCTATTTGACGATGGATATCAGCCCGGTCACACTCGCTGGCGAGTGCAACGCTGCAACGTGGCTGCCAGCTACTGCCCAGCAACTCCAATGCAACGATCTCGATATCACGTACCCCTACGTTAGTCGAGATGCCAAGTTTACCACTATCCGGCAGTGTATACGGATAGATGATATCCAGACGACGCATGTTCTCATCGTTGATATCTACTCGAGGCGGGACGCTGTGGATCTGCCCTTTCTCAAGCTTAATTGGTTCAGCGGTCAATAATGCAGCGAGTTGTACAAACCCCCATTTCCAAAGGATCGCTTGTGCGATACCGGTTCCAGTTAACAGTGTTTTACGATCGAACATTTCGACCACGCATGGCGCGATCACGGTAGAAAGCACCCAGATCGTAATGGTGATCTGAGAGTCTTTATAGTCGTAGTTCGAGATGGCTGTCGCGTACTTGACACATTCCTTGAGTCGGTCAATGTCCACATCACCATCGATAGCCTGTGCGGCTTCCATGAAGTTGTTGACGTAGTCCTCGAAGATCACCAGCTCGCCAGTGCTGATCGATTCCTTCATCTTGAAGATATCCCAGACGCTACCGTTCGAATCGTTGGCCATGCCTTCGTCGTCGGTCTTACGTTTGATGTTATCGCCAAAGATATTCTGCGTCTTGTTCTTGGGGGAACAGACATAGTTGTAGACCACCTTCATCAGGTGATCCGACGGATTGACGTGAGACAGCGGCGCCACGGACAACTTACGGATAACTGCCAGAGCCATCAGGTAAGCTGGGATTTCTTCACCGGACAGGTGGTTGAACACCACTGCCAGTTCGTAATCCTCTTCCTTGGTATTGGCCTTGATGTACGTCTCCAGTCGGTCGAATACCGGAGTGGCTTTGATGGAGGTGTTGTCGAGCAGCGCATACGCCCGATACTCCTTCCATTTGGAACCATCCTCTACCTTGGAGATCGGCAGAAACGAACCCCAGATCGGAATCATGCACCGCAGGCCGAGGATTACGGCGGTGAGGTCCATGTACTCGTCTTTGAGATATGTCTTCTGTTTGAAGCTGTGGGTGATCTTGTCCGTTGTCTCGTAACCGACCGTCAGCTCACTTGGGAACGTGATCTTTCGATAAGTCGTGATAAACGCTCGGAGATCCTCAAACTTCACGATCTCATAGATCTTCACAGCGATGTCGTCCAGCACATCGGTCAGGCGAGTATCTTCCTTTAAGGTAGGATCACCGTACGAAGCGATAGCCGATTCCAGACGACCGTACAGGTTGAACAGCTTTTCCTGTTTGGCTTCAGATAGCGTTGCTATGAAGTCATTGATTTCCTCGAAGATCTCGAGTTCACCATCATCGCGTTTGGCTCCAGGTTTAGCGCTGGAATAGCCTCGGCAACTGATAGTGTACTCAGGTTCATCTTTGTGGCAGACTGCCACGGTTGAGAAACTGCGTGTCGTGTGTGAGGCAATTTTAAATTCCATCGGTACATCAACTCCGATTCGTTTGGTCTATCCGTATTATAATGTGTTGCTTTAAATAGTTACGATACGCGGCATAAAGCCAGTCCCAATAGCGCCCATTACGGACACTATTGGGATATTCAGCGGTGTATGCTGTCTGAGCCTTATAGGCTTGAGTTGGGCGATCCGCGTCTAATGACGTCGATCTGTTAACTCGCAGTTAAAACGGGATGTCTTCGTCGAAGGCATCATCACCACCATCGAATGCTGGCAGGCCGCCGGAGTTCGATTGCTGATTATTGTTACTTTGCTGTGCAGGACGATTCTGCTGGTAACTACCACCGCCACCAGAGCCGGTGCTGCGGTCAGCGAACTTGGCCATGCGTTCCATACGTTTCTTCTTCGCGTACTCTGGCTCTTTCCAGCGTTCACGGAAGTCGTTGGAGTAAACTTCGAGCAACTGCTCGGCCCAGGCGATAGCCGCTTCAGGCGAAGTGATGTTGACATCGACAGCTGCGCCGTTGGTGCGAGTTACGTGATACTCGTCTTCTTTGAACTCGAAGACCACGCCATCAACGCCTCTGGCAGTAACGCCGAAAGTAACTACGCCGTCTTCGCGCTTTTCGATCTGGAAGCGGGAGATAACGGAACGTTCTTTTGCGCGCTCGTTCTTGCCCAGTTCGCGGTTGAAGTTCCAGGCGAAGTTCCAGTTGTCAACTTCGAACGCCACCGGCGTGCGGGACTGAGCAACCTTGATGATCAGACGCATCAGACTACGGAACGGGCGCGGGGCCATCGGGGTACGCACCTTGACGGCGTAGCCTTCTTTGCCGTTCTTGCCTTCGGTCTTGTAGCCCGTGTCCATGTTGATGACAGGATTGTTCTCGTCCTTATCGAGCCACAGCTGGGATGACCGAGCACCCTCGCGCAGGACGGCGCCCCACAGGGCGAGTTTGTTATCACTCAATACATCCGGTTCGCGCGGCGGTTTGCGCTTTTGTTGCTCAGCCATGATGACTTTTCCTTCAGTGGGTGTGCGGGAGCTGACATTATATTAGCTCCCAGTTTAATTAGTTACGATACAGCTCTTTGACCAGTACTTCTAATGCTGGATCGCGCCGATTGGTGATTGACGCGATGACGAAATCCTTGGTCCTGGCAGGAGTCCATCGATCCTTCAACGCTACTTGCAGAACACGTTCCCTGATCTTGATCGGCATCGGGGAGAACATGACACCATCCCCGAACATCTGGAGGGTCATCCGATCAAATGGGAGGTTTTGGATGTCCTCGCCGTTTTGCAGCTTAGTGTTCCACATAAGAGGCGGTTTAATAGCCCCTGTGAACGATTCTAAGAGCATTAGAGAGCTGAACCTATACCGTTGTAGCAGGTCGACAGGATAGTGGGTGATAATGAGCGTAGAGTAGTTCGCATCTTCGAACTCCGTCACAAACTCTTTAATCCCTGGACCCGATTTGAACTCATCCCTCAGGAACCCCATCACCGTCTTTTCCATCTTCCAGTAGAACTGTTGAGAGGGTGTGCGGAGTGGCTTGATCAGCCCTTTGGAGAACTTACGGTTGGAGTCAATGTAGCTGCAATAGTAGAACTGGCAGAAACACCGGCCATCCGACTTCTCAGCGATGATGGACTCGATAGTCCGCATTTCGTTGCTGATGGCTTCGGCAATCGTGTACTCATCGAGCATCGGCCTGTCGCCCGTCGGGATACTGCCGTATAGATTACGCAGCAGCGTCCTGACGTTCACCATCAGGAGTTCGGTCTTATCGATCTCAGGGTCAGCAGGTGGCGGTTTATCGGGCATGATTCCCAACATTCCTTCAATCGCCAAACTGGTCGCAATGGAGAGAGGGAACTGCCCTTGGGGCCGATCTGTGAGCAGCCCTCTGGAATAGTCTTCAACAGCCACGGTATTCCCCTAAGTCACGCCGCTGACAGTATCTTGGCGGCAAGCGCTCTGACTTCATCTGGCGCATTGGCCATACGAGCCAACATCAAGCTTGCGATATTGTCAGGTCTGATGGATGTCATGACTGGAGTGTCTACGAGATGGTCGCTGTTCTCGGTAGCCATTTCAGCCTCGATTGGTTTTGGCGATAGATCGAAGTGAGGGAAGAGGGACTTGAGCTTAGACATTGCCGTATAGGTCTCGTCTTTGCGACTCATCTCTAGCCGGATATGACTACCGTCCGGATAGTCCTCCATCCCCATCAAAATCGCTTCGATCTCAAAGAACTTCTTGCCGATCACATCGATCGACTTGAAGACTGTAGCGCCAGTGTTGATGAGGAACACTTCATCAGTCACGCCTTTGGTTGGCGAATAGGTGAACTGATAATGACCTTTGTCGTGTTCTTCATTGTAACGAAGACGTTCAACAGAACCCGGAACCCTGATCTTGCCGAAGAAAGCCGGTTTGTGGTGATGGCCAATGATGATCCGATGCTTTACGATAGACTCGTATCGCTCTTCGCTGTGGGACGCTATAGAGCGCACAGGCTCTTGGAACGTGAACATGCCATGCATGACAGCAAAGTCTACGTGATCGATCCCCAGCGAGTTCATGAGCTCTGTGACACGTACCCACGTCTTGGTAGCGTCATGGTTGACTTCATCCTGGATGAATAAAGTCAGAGGACCGCCTTCGTACAGCGGAGCAATCGCGATGTCTTCGTAGTAACGGACGTCCGCGTTAGCTTTTACCATCTCGTTGTTAGTGACCATCCAGCGGGACTGACGGTTATCATGGCTAGGAGTTCCCTCCAGCAGCACAATCGAAACCCCCAGTCGACCACATCTACGGCATAAACGCTCCATCCATCGGCTGATCAGCTGGGCTTCTTCACTGTCATAGGTCAGGCGCTTATCGAAGAGATCTCCAGAGATTACGATCACCCGGATGGTCTTCAACCGCTCTTCAGATGTGATGACATCCAGATACGCGATAATCACTCGAGTGTGTACCCGAGCATGGCCTAGGTGGACATCACTGATTACCAGGACGTTTGCGCCATCTGCCTCAGGTAACTTGGGTACAAACTCTTCGAACTTTAGAACGAACGGCCAATCAGTCGTCGTAGATGAATTCTTCATCGTCAGCAATGCCTGAGGTTTGTGGCGCCTCAACTACGGAGACCACCTTGGAACGTTTGTCGAGTGCCTCCTTGATCTCAGGAGCAGCACGCCCTACAACCTCTTCTAACGGCAGTTTATACCGATAGTAGATCTCGATAGTCAGCAGTAGGTTTTCTGTCTTGGCGGCCTGTTCTGGGGTCGGCATCAAGACATCTTCGATCTCCTGCTCCATCTGGTAAGCGGCGCGTTGGTCAGAGTTATCAAACATCTGGCCTTGTACAGCTACCATCTGGTGTACCGAGTCCAGCCGAGGATGGTTCTCCATCGGGTTCCGGTCGGGGATCTTGACAAACAACAGCGGCGTCTTGAACAACAGTTCGCCTTTGGTATCAGTCACAAGAATCGGATTGTGTAGACCGTCCGCAACATTGAACCACAGGCCAGGCTCAGCTAGGTCTTGTGGGTTGTTGATGATCCACTTACGGAGAATGGGTAGCAGGTGAGCCACGAAGTAGGCTTCTGGCACTTTCCGGTAATTGCGTTCGAAACCCACCAGGAGATCAGCGGCTGCATCATCAAGACTTTTCAGCCCATCAAGAATACGCCGCTGGTAGTATTTACTGCCCGGATCTAACTCTGGTTTCTTTGGAACTTCTGGTACATCGGACATAAACGTTCTCCAGTGGGAGAGGTTGCCCTCTCCCGTGTCGAAAAGCCTTACATGCCGTTGGCGGCGGCCAGAATGTCGGCGCCCTGGCTAGCCAGTTCTTCGATATCGCGGCTGGTGGTAATGAACCAGACTTCGCCCGGCGCAGTAACGCGAGTCAGGACCAGACGGATCAGGATGTCCTGCTTCTGCTGGACAGCGTTGAGAGGCTCCCAGTTGCCAGTGGCGGACAGAGTTTCTAGGACCACGGTCAGTTGCTGGCTGTGCTCTTCCTCGGTCACAGGCGTCGAGACAGTGGCGCGAATGGAGTTAGGGAAGTACTGCTTGACCAGAACCGGGCGCAGCATGTCGCGTTCCAGGCGTTGCTGGTCGTTCTTCAGGGAAGCGGCCATGCCGTTGACGGCAATCGCTGCGAACACGGAAGCATTGCGCGGGTCCTGGAGCATCTGGTTTACGGTACTGATGATGAACAGACGCAGATGTTCAGGAGTCTCCGGCATGTGGATGATGCGGAGCTCTTCCTGCGGCGCGTCAGCTGTGGTGTCAGTAACGGCAGGTGCAACAGTGTCCAGTTGATCGTCAGACACGTTAGCAGCGGTTTCAGGCAGGGCAGGAGCAGCGGTATCAGTGGAGGTCATTGATATTTCCTTGGCGGTGGCGAATCAAGCAGCCCCGTAGATGTAGGAGCTTGCTGTAATGTTCAGGATCGACTTCAGCTTAGAATCGTTTACGAGTAGTGAATAACCAACACTCACTCCACCCGTATCGATACTGGCTGCGTCGCTTACTATTAGGTTCAGTTGTAAACTAATACTGGGATATACATCAGGGTCAATCTGAACATCGACCGTAGCCCGAGTAAAATAGATACCCAGGTATTTCTGGAGGCCTGTCTGGAGGTCCTCTCGCACCCTGATCTCATCAGATCCGGCTTCTTGAATGATCTTAGGGAGAGATGAAATACTCCCGTAAAACAAAGTGCTTTGGCTAGCCTTTGAAAAGAAGAAACAGCACATCAAGTAGTCGATCTTGGCGTTGATGTCGCTGAGCTTACCTTCTGGACCTAGTGTAATGACATCGACCGACATAAGCGTACCATGAAGTGAGTGGCTGACATGATATTAACAAAAAAAAGAAAGTGGGTGACGCCCGGCGTTAACCGGGCATCTATTCAGGCACTCGCGGAGCGCTGTTCTGTTGCTGGCCATACCAACAGTCGATCGATGATCGATTGAATCATGACGAGCCCTACAGGGGCACTACGGAAGTAATCGTTGGTGATCTTGACGCGGATGGTTGCCAATCGTTCCGGGGTTTGTTCATTTTGTGGTGTAGGGTAGGTATAACGTTTGACTTGCTCGGCTACCCAAGCTTCCACTTCTTCTGGTTTGATAGGTGTGGCACTACGGGTCATAGCTAACTTATCTCCTAATGGATTCATAAAACACTGATAGAGGCTCGCGCCTCTATCAGTGAGTGTGGGTTACAGCGTTTTCTTCACGGGACTCAGGGGATCTTGCTTACCCCGGTCAAACTCAGCATGGATGTTTTCAATCGAGTTGCGAATAGCAACCTTCTCCTCAAACTTCAGGGGCTCATCACCATCCTCATCCCTGATTTCCAGGTATGTAGTCCAGCGATCTTCCCCATCCACTTCGTCGTGGGCACCGTTCATGTACTCACGATAGGCTTGGTTGTCTCGACCGTAGCAGCCTGGCTCTTCAGCTGTATACAACTTACCATACCCGTCGGTACGGCCAGATTCGAAGAGTCGCTGAATCCGAGGATCAGCCATGACATATCGTCGCATTGTTGGCTTGGCTTGTTGCATTTGGCCAATATCCATCATTTCGACGATGCGATCTTCTTTCCAGGATGTATCGAACCTGTCCCGGAATGCATCAACCTTGTCACGTAATTTCCCGAGATTGAAGTTGCTCAGCCGCTCACTTGCCTTTGTCAGATACTCGGAAGCCCCGGCACCTGCTCGGCTCATTACACGACCCATGCGTTCACGTAGGAAGTTCAGATCGTTACGCGACAGCATGCCGTGGGTAGCAGCATGGATGACATCGCGATCATCCGTATCCATCAGATACGCCATTGTTAATTACCCCATTGGTACAGACAGTGCATCCCCTTCGGCCAGACGGTTATTAATCGTCGACAGAACCGGAGCAGGGATTGCTGCGTGGTCACTAACACGGAATGCTGCTTTGAAGTCCATGAACCCGGTATACGGGGCCATTCGTGACAAAGCTCGTGCAGTAACGTTATCCAGGGCCAGCTGGCCAGACATGTAGTCGCCGTCGAAGTCGGCGTTGGGCGCTTTGAGCGTCAGAACACTGATCGAGGTAGACAGCTGGGTTGGATCACGCTTGATGTGGGAGATGTAGAAGAACTGGGTGGAGCCACGCTTCAGCGATGGGAACCGAGTAAAGGTGCACGGGATTCCACGACCACCCGGTGATTCTGCAATCAGCTCGTCAAAGATCTTCTCGATAGTCGAGTGAGTCCGCAACGTGTTGTCGTAGATCAGCGAGAGGATCTCGTTTGGCGTGAACTTCTTCATTGCCCGAAGCTTAGCGGCAATGTGTAACTTGAACGTCAGTACCGACGCACCCCAAGGCAGTTCCAAGGTCTCGTGGTCATGTGGTTTGTGGTTAGAGGTAATCACCGTACGGAACGTAAAGTGAGGACTCATCCCATAAGCCAACTTCCGGAGAACGCCCTTCTTATCGAAGATCTTGGTTTTCTCGGTGCTCGAGTAGTATTGCAGCAGTTTCAAGTGCGAGCGTGCTACACGAACTTCAAGGTTCATCCGGCTGATTTTCTTGGCAGACGTTACGTTAGCCAAGTTGATCAGTGCGGACAACGCCGGGGCCATCTTTGGATCTACGTACTGAGTTTCCCCGACGTCTTCGATGATGAAGCCGATCTTGGACGGGAAGGGAAGGTACTGACAGAAGACGATGTGCCGGTGGATATCTAGGAAGCGTTTTGTACTGGCTCCTTTCGCAGCCGTGAGGAAGTGTCTCGACGCAGACAGCTTCTCCATGATCTCATCGAAGTTATCATGAAAGTAGGTCATCCCGCGCGTTGGCACCAGGAATTTGACGATTGCCTCTTCCTTGCTATCAGTCTTGGGAGGCTGATACTTCGGGTCGAGTAAATAGTCGATCGTACTGAACCCAGACTTCATGAACCGCAAGCGCAGTACACGATAGACCGTAAGATTCATGAATGCCGGAATACCATCCGGGGCTTTCACCCAGACAATCGGCTCGATCGGTTGTTCGGTGATCGGCAATACTGCAAAGCCGCAATGGACACAGATTTCCTTGACTCGACTACCGCCAGTTGTCTTTCGACAGATACAGGCCGGTACGTTCGAGAACACGTCACCCGAGTGTCTGGAGAAGACCAGTTCATTGAACCGGGCTTTACCTTGAGGAGTCTCCAGATCGATATCGTTGGCCAGCACTGGTTTAACATCCAGATGCTTGAACAACAGATCGTAGTCCTCGATAATCGGATAGATACCCTTACGACCCTTGTACCGTGGTCTTGGTTCGTGGATATCGTACGTGATTAACTCATAGTCGCTCATACGTCCTCCGAAGATAAAGAAAAAAGAAAGAAGAGGCGGGAATTACCCCGCCTCCACTCAATTTAACTCACCATCGAACTCAGTACTCGAGATCGCGGTCGAACACGCTGCCACCACGGCCACCGCGACGATCGCGGTCACGACCACGGCTGCGCTCACGACCGATATCTTTGGTCGCGAAGTCGCCGTAGCGAGTGTTGCCGGTGTCGCGACGTTGCGAGATACCGTCCTGCATGGTTTGCTGCGACGCCATGCCCGATTCTTCCAGAGCTACCGACAGAGCCTCGACGTAGTCGGGGTTCAGTACCAGCATCTCGGCAGTATCGACCAGGTGGATACCCGGCACGGTTGGCAGCATCAGGCGGTAGCGCTCGGCCAGGTTCCATTCCAGGCTGCGACGATCGTCGATGAACGTGTACTGGAAGTCGCGCACTTTGTCGATGCCGCGTTCGCCCAGGGCGGTCAGCATTGCCAGAGTGTTCCATTCGCTCAACGAACGTACGTTGCCTTTGTCGTCGACCCAGGTGCCGATGAACTGACGAGTACCAGTGGTTTTCACCGGAACTACGTCGACGTTACCAGCGATGTCGCGCAGAGCGCGGCGGAAACGATTGCCGGTCAACACGTCGGCGCTGTCGTACAGCGTCTTGATCAGACGGTCCTGCTCATCACGACTTTCGGATGTGGCGATCTTCTCGAAGATCGACAGTACCCATGCCCGTTCGCTGGTCGACGGAATCGTCATACCGATCGCCAGGGTTTCCTTGACGGTCATCTCGAGGTAGTCCGCGAGTTCTTCGTCAGGCATGTTGGCCGTGATGTCGTCAGCCACGCACGGATCGGTCGGATGCAGGAGCATCAGATTCTCGATGTGGCTGATGGTCGGCATGGTACTGCCAACGGTACTGGCGATTGCAGCACGAGGGCGCAGCGGAGTAGCCCAACGGTATTCGTTGGTCTGCGGCGCGATCTGTGCGATCAGCAGCTGAGCGTTTTCCAGGGAGAACGGCAGGAACGACACCAGGGAGGTGATGTTCAGTACCGGTTGGAAGAACGGATCAGCATCATCGTTGTCGCGACGGCGACGGCTGTTGAAGCCACCATCTTTGTCACTGCGAGTACGGCCGGTGTACACCAGGTCCAGACCGGCGCGGAGTTCGCCAATCGGAGTACGGTCGTAACGCTCATCATCATCACGGCTGGATTCGCTGTAGTACAGCGTTGCGCAGACGTCGGAACGGATCGGCAGACCAGAGCTGTCGACGCCTGGACGGCCGTCGGTTGCCCAGGTAGCTTCCAGACGGGAACCACGAGCCATCATCTTCGGGTTCAGGCGATGGGTTGCATCACGAGTACCGGCTTGCTTGTCGATGACGTTTTCACGATAGCCGCACAGGGCGTCGATCGCGTTGTCGAAGATCTTCTCGACCGTCGGGTTGGTGTCATCGGAGCGGATGTTGGACAGCGTGGAAGCCAGGATGGTCTGACTACCGATGATGACCGGCTTGGCGCCCTTCAGTACGCCTTGGACTTGTTCGCGAACAGCGTCCTTGTAGTACTTGGTGGCCAGCTGGTCTTGCGGCAGGATGATCGCATCGAACGTGTCACCACGGTCGGTTTGCTGACGAGTCATCGGGCCGTCGATGCTGTCGACAGTCAGGATGTAGACCAGGATCAGTTGTTTGTCGGCGACGACGACCGGGAGGGTCATCAACAGCGACGACAGGCTGGAACGGGCCAGGGAACCATCGAATGGGATCAGTTGGAACTTGTTACGCTTGATCGCATCCGGAACGGAAGGCTTGTCGAACGCCTTGTTCTTGTCGAACTGGGTTTGTAGCGCTTGCAGTGCAGCGTCAGACAGACCACCGGCGGTGGGGCGCACGGATACGGAACGGCCGAGGTCAGCAATGGTGAATTTACGAGGACCGTCTTTGTCGTCTTCGTCGCGATCATCGCGGCTACGGCGGCTGGAACGTTCATCGCGATCGCGATCGTTATCGCGCTCGTCGCGGGAATCACGGGACTCGCGAGTACGTTCTTCACGGCGAGAGTCATCGCGCTGCGAGGACGAACTGTCGCCAGGAGCGTCGTTCGTTACGAAATCGTCGTCATTGTTACTCATCTACTACTCCTAATTGTGCTGCACAAAGATGCGAATAATGTTTGTACTTTTGTCCTTATCGCAGTCAGGACTTCCGGTATCGCCCACCGTCGTGGACTTAGGGCTTGAACTTCCCAGCGTACCACCGGGTATGTGGGTGGTGGGTGACCGAGACACACTCACATCGGTCATTATAGACGGTGCTGCGGTTAAGTTTTACGGATCAAGGTCCATCTCCTTGCTTAGGGTTCAAGCAGGTAATGTGTCAGTGTAATCTTTTCCACTACCTACAACTACATTGCGTCATGCATATGCACAACGATAATGTATCGCCCTATTTTCTTTCATTTCACTAATGAAATGGGAAGATCAGCGAACAGATGCATTATAGACCTTAGCCGAGACCGCACGGCCCCGTGTAGTATCTACATATAGTAGTATACACTGTGTAACTTTTTACGAATTATCGAAGGACTCTACCGCATGTACGATATCCTCAACCCGACCAGTTTCAGCAAGTCACCGTTTCAATACGCTCGAATGGCGTATCTTACTGGAAGGGTTGATGAGAACTTCCAGAAGTACGTAGACACCAGACGCCAAGCACCAGGACGTCTCGACAGTGCCCATCTGTTGATGAAGATCCTGAGCAGCCTGACTGTTAAGTTCACCGGCGATCTCTTCAGTTACATGAGGGATGTCGATGTAGCAGCTAGGTCAATCTGCTCGAGTCTTGGGATTACCACCAGCTATAATGCAGGCGGGATGTTTACCGAAGGATTGTTCTATCCAGAATGTCCGGAGATCATCATCTATACCAGGAACCCAAAGCACTCTCCAATGGACCTGTGGTCCGGCTGGCAGACATTGGCGCCTGTGGAGGTGGTGACACACCCCGTTACCGACATGACGGTGTTTGAACCTGCTGTAAAGAACTCGGTCACCATGACTGGCCATGACCTCGCTATCATCTCTATTGACATCCCCTTGCTGGCAGGTCAGTGGAAGATGTGGCAGACGGCCAACCCAGGTAAGTTGATGGAGAACTACCTGACCACAATCGTATTGCCAAACATGATGCGTAGCCACCTGAATGTGGTGATCTTCAATAAGCTCATGGTACGGTTAGGTATCCGTAAACCAGTGGAGGTCAAAACCAATCTCCCGTTCGCTCAGACACCGACTAACAAACACGCTGATGATATTGTCAATGAAGTTTACGATAAGGTATCCATTCCTCGTCTTACTTCAGGACAGATCTTGGACAGCATACCGGTCGTCTACGGGAGTAGCTATCTGAACAGCGTGTCGTTGTCGAGTATGACACCTACTTCTCAGGTCATCTGGGCATTGATCTCTCAGAAGGTCGATCCGATGGCGGTCGTGCTCCAGTTCGGCAAGATCACCGGGTACGATAAGCTGGTCAGTGAGATCATCCACGTCAAACGGACTATGATTGAGATCAAGGAGAGCAAACTTCTGTCGTCAGGCCTCACCACTGCCGAGAGTGTGTTTTTGACAGAGCGATTTGATCGGATGGTCACACAAGCTCTACCCGCAGCATAAAGTACAGGCAGGCGGGTGACCGCCTGCCTGTATGCCGCATTGGCTAGCTCGGGATCTTGGCTAAGACGCGAACTCTGGATGTGATCAGTTCTACAGCTGTAGGTTTGTCTTTAATGGCATCAGCTACTCGTGCCAGAAGGCTACCGAGCGACTCATCCTTATCGCCGAGGAACTCAGTGGGACCATTCTTGAAAAAGAAGTCTGGTTTGGTTTCAAACACCACATGCGCTCGATAGCACACGTATTCTTCCATTTCTTCAGAATAGAAGTTCAGGGGACAAATTCCAGAAGACATCCCCGTGATGGTGCTCATCCAGGATGAGCTACGAATGTCTGCGTTGACCCTGACCATTACTTCATCGTACGTTTCTAGCCTGGCTTCGCGAGTATCGGTTGGTGAAAGCACCGCAGCCAGGTAACGTAGTTTGAATTCATGCTTTTTAGCATCGATGTACGTTACATCGATGTATGTTCGTTTATCAGTCATGCTAGTCTCCGATCGTGGCGGTAGTAATGTCGGTCCCTGGAACAACATCCGAGATGAACTCTACACGTTCCAACCACACTGGTCCCAGGTGAAGGACGTCGCGCAGAGCTTCGGTAAGTACTTCGTGCTCGGTCTTTTCGAGCGGTACTGGGAAACGAACTTGGCGTTGTCGATTATCGTCACCCGAGAGTCTGTAGGTTACGCATACTGCAATCACATTGCTGGTCATGGGAAGTTCCTTGGCATCGGGTTCGACTTAACGTCATCTGGTGCCAGTATCGAAAAGTTAGGGTTAAACGTAGTGAAAGGATTTGCCGCCATCAAACTGGCGAAAACTGCGGCCACCTTACTTTCGTCGTAGACCGTATAGAACCCCGTTGGGGCTTCCATCAACCTTGGACGAACACGACGGACAGGATTCTGATCGTAGAACCCATCAGAGTTCAAATAGGCGCCTGGTGGATTCAGGCATTTATAACTCACGCGATACTTAACGACTTCGCACTGCGGCTTTAGCGGCGACAAGAAGTTGTTAAAATAGTCCGTAGAGTACTGGACATTAGCAGGTCTGCCATTCATGCCGTCATCCCCAAGAAGTCATACACCAATCGATAGTTATTACGATCGACAATGTAGAGGCCGGTTGATTCCAGGATTCGGTAGAATCCGGAGTTGATTTGGTAGGCGAGCTTGCGAACGTTTGCAGCGTCCTGAATCTCAATAGGTAGACCATGACCTTTGATTGCTTCTCGTGGGAGATAGATAGTCTTCAGGTCCTTACGGTTGTACTTATCGAGCCATGCTGCCATACGCTCTGCCAGAGCCTTATCTTCCATGTTCATGAGCCACTCACGCATCAGCGTTTTGTTGGTCAGCTCAGTGGTTACCTTGACGCACGGAATAGGTGGTTCGATACTGTCGCCGTATTTAGGGGCAAATACATCTTGCCACAACTCGTAGTACGGCATCTTGTTACTATCGGGCTTGATCTGCGCTGAACGAAGATAAGTGTACTCGCCCTTCTTGATGGACTGGATAGTCTCGATCTCGAATTGTGCAACGACCTTCATCAAGTCGTAGGCTGAGATCTTCTCACCATTCTCGGCTGCATTGAGGATGTAGAGCATCATCTCCTCAGTAGCGTCGAGTACCTTCTTAGTCGCAGTAGACCCCCGCAACTCAACACCTTTGATCTCATGCTTGTTCTCAGGATAGACGTTACCTTCCTGAACCGATTTACTGGCGAAGTAATGCTTAGCCAAGTTGGTCAGTGCAAATACCGGGAAGCTGTATTCGTTCTTCATGGCAAGGTCAAACAACATCGACTTACTAACGCCGATGTTTGCAGACAGCATCGCCAATGAGTGCGCAATACACTGACACGCCATGTAGGTAGTCAGATACCAGACCTTGTCGGCCTCTGGGCTGCGTTTGAGGCTGCCGGTGAACCATTCGACCCAGTACTCGCAAGTAAAGATAGAAGAGTCGGTATCTGCTGCCAGGCACGCCCTGCGCTGAATAGCTTTCAGGTTGGCAACGGTAGGCGGCAAGTGAGTTGGGGCAAATAGTGCTGAGATGAAGTCTGACCAATCGTTCAGGCCCTTGCGGACTTTGAATGCGGTCTTACCAATCTGAGCCCAACCGCTCTGGTCCTCTACCACCACTTTCTTGTGCGTTGTACCACGCATGATGTCTGCCGACAAGCAGTTTACATACGCAATTTCTGTAGCACCGAAGTTCTTCAGATACTCAGAGGTGTCTACCTCTGGACAGTCTGAGGTATCTACCGCCATCAGGTCATTAAACAGTTTCTTGATGACTAGCGGGTTTAGCTTAGCCAAGTGAAACATGTCGCCGGAATAGCAAACTACTGCCCGTTCTAAGGGGGTAAACCCTTTGACGGTGTTCAGGATCTGTGCTGACTCAGCAGGCACCTTCCAGTACAGAGAGCTAGACCGATGCACCATCTCCATCACGTCATTTACTGACGGATAGATCAACTGGTACTTGTCCATGATCTTGGCGATCTTGGCGCTGTCTTCGATGGTCAGCATTGCCATGAGGTTAGCTTTGGCAATCTCTGGAGTGTGGTAATGCCTCGACCCCATCAGGAACCGTTCTACAGTAGCGTTACCGTACCCGGCAGCAGCGCGGCACAGAGAGGTAAGGCTCGAGTGACCGGTGGCCAAGAAGAGGGGGTTACCTTCAAAACCGCGCATACCCGATACCGAGTTGATTCGGATCTTACGGGCGTTCTGGTCGTAGTCAGCCAGTGTAGCTTTCAAAGCCTCGCCGATCTGCTGGAAGTCGAGCATGGCTCGTTTAGACTTCTTACGAGCGGCAATGTTATCTTCCTGCCACTCGGCAGTAACGGACTTCAGGACTTCGGGACGTTCGTAAATCACCAGCGATGGGGAGACAATCCGGCCAGAGGTACGAATCTCCTCGATATAGCCCAGGAATGTAGTCTCATCCTTTACCCGCTCGCCAGGACGTTTCTTGACAAGTTGCAGCATACGCGGGTCTTTGAACAACTCAGGGTTGGCTTTCATTTTACCGAGTACAAACTTCACGCACTCCTCAAATGGCTTACCTGTGTTGGTCGAAATGTATTTAGCAGTCTGCTGGATGTAACCTTTACGGATATCGATGTCTCGTCCGTATTCGTCACGTTCCCACAGAAAAGGGTTTTCAGCGGTCATGCGCTATGTCCCATCAGTTAACTATCGTACCATTGGTGACTTTAGTAACAAAAAAAAAGAAGTCGATCTCACCCCCGCCGAAGCGGGGGCGGGGCGACCTTACTGCACCGAGACCATGTAGTCATCGATGTTGAGGGTCGTGAGAAACGACTTGATGGTCTCGAACTGATCGTTCGTGACGGTAGGAGGCAGAGTGATAATTCGTGTGGGAGAATCGTTCTCTACAATCGAATCCGCACGTACCCAAGGCATGCCCATGTACAACACCGTACCATCGGGATACAGGAACTTGGCGTACTTGTACGCCGTATAGCTATCCGGTGTTCCATCCGTCAGGTAGGGGAAGTACTGAGTGTGCTTGGCAGGCGCATCGAACTTGAACGACATTACAGTCGAGGCGCTGAAGATTTCTGTAAACTTGAGGTTGTTGAACTTCTCGCCAGCAACACTCTCGAAGCTGATCGTCTTGTCCAGGCTGTCGGAATTGAGCAGCATTAGCCGTGTCTCCTATTACTCGATGATTGCCAGATAGTAGCCATGCTGATCGAAATGCAGCTCATCCAGCGTGCCGAATTCGATCAAGGCTCTCAGATCATCATCATCGATGGCTTCATACAGCACTTCCAGATATTCACCTGCAAGGCCTGGGCCGTCATTCTGATCATCTTTACCGATCAGGCCAGCGATCAGGTTCTTACGAAAGTCTTCGCGTTCCCGATCGGCTTTGGCTTGAAAGGCTGGATGATCATCACGATACATCTCGTGAGGATAACGGGCGAATGCTACTTGTTCTATAACTTGGTATAACTCGGGAGAATACCCGATTTGCTGATATCTCACCATGTAATACTCCAGCGGATGTTACACCACCATCATGACCACCTGACAGTGGAGGCTGTTAGTTCGTCGGACATTCTTGTAACTAACGTGGGTAATTGCACCTGCGATATAACCTAACTCTCTGATTTGACTGGTAATTCTTGGGTATAGTATCTTTACAGCAAGCTCGGCAATGGTTCTGGCATCCTGTTCATCCTCCACCAACATATTCCGGTAGAATTGAAACGCCAATGGGGTGGAGTCTATCTCATCCCCAACACCATCTCGATACGCCGAGTACTCGAGAATGATGCCTCTAACGTCATACCCCAGATTGTCTACTTGACTATCTACAGCATTCATGAACTTTCGAACAGCGGCAGTAATGTCGATGATGACACTTTCTGCGGCGCTTTTCTTAGTTGAGTCTGACGAGTCTTTGGATTTTGGGTGATAACTGTAGCACAGTCGTTTTTCTTGGCTCATGGTTCGATACCGTCATCCGTTGCAGAATAGTCACTGGCCAGCCGCTCAAGTCCAGCAATTCATGCAATACCCGATATAATACCTTCAACGAAGAGTCTTCCCGCCCCATGGGGATCACCAGTTTCTCTGGAGGCCATACGAGGTTGTAATCAGCAATTGGAAACCGATCGCGGAATTCTTCAATGATGCTACCCAGAGTCTTGATAGTTTCATCCAGATCAATGGTGTTGATGAATCGGTTCAAACGTTCGTCGTACAGGATAAGGGTTTGGGTAGTAGCAGTCACGTATTATCTCCACTGTACTGTAAGTCGGACGTAGGAATTCTTAACCAGGCAATGTACATCCTTGACTGACAGTCTCCGGCGAATGGCCTCCAGATGGATACCGTAGTTGGAGATGCTGTCGAGGCACGAGCCTGTCAGAGCATCGATGTCTTCTTCACGTACATTGTACTCGTACATGAGGATGCGGATAGCCTCGCCGATACGGCCAAGGTCTTCGTTGATGAGGGCTGTCACACACTCGGACAGCATAAACTCAACAGCGTCCTCAGAGACGCTGCGGACACGAGTCATGGAGAATAGAAATGATTCAGTATCATGCATCGGACACCATCAATTCAAGGTTATTTTGAAGAAGCCGTGCTTTTCGTTCAGCACAGTTTGGTTGAAGAAACGGTCATCGGGTAGGAAGTCGATCTCCGTGTTGTGGTACTCCTGAATGATTGTAAGTTTGGTGTTGTTGAGTGTCGGGTAGACCTCGGACGTGCACTGTACCAACTGGTCCATGATCTTTTTGCACAGAGTACGGAGCATGCCGTCGCTGATACAATCGATCTCAAGGAACAAGTCTTCGATCATGGTGTTATCCATGAAGGCCCAGTCGAGGAGGACTGCTTCCAACACATGGGCCAGTACGTACTTGTAAGGCTTGTCCCTGAACGCGTCAGTCTCTTCCAACAGGATATTGGCTATCCGTACCAGATCGTTGATAGCGCTTTTATCGATCTCGTAAATAAAATCAGCTTCTTCCATTACGACACCATCATGGTTGAACCTTGGGGAGACAACTGTACCCGAAACATTTCTTCCGGGAAGACCCTTAGATCGTAATGACCTATCAGCTCTTCCAGAGAACGTCGGATCAGATCCTGATCGCCATGTCTGCTCATGAAGACTTTACGCAGTAGCAGGAACTCTCCCCACAGTTTGTCCTGCGCCTGGCCGGGTCGGATAGTGACCGTACCTACAATCCGCTCGAAAGCATCTACCGTCACTTCGTCCACTACTCCGAACAGTACCCAGGACAACAACAGGATACTGCACACTTTCTCAATGAAATCTTCGCGCTCAGTGAAACGGATACTCTCCGCCATTGAGCGCAAAGCCGCCATCGATTCGCGGTCTACTTCGATGATAATTTTACCCGGATTTGACAGGAAGCCTGCCATGGTTATTCACCTTCCTCCTCAACTTCGTCTTCTGGCTCATCATCGAGATCGGTGAGATCCACAGCGCCGAAGTCTTCTGGCTGTTCAATCAGACTTTCAGAGAATTCCAACAGCGCGTAACGATTTACCACTTCACAGCCGGTAATGGCCGCAGGACGCAGATCGGTGATGAAGTCGAACAGCTCATGGATCTGATCGCGCTTCTCGGTGAACCAACGGTCGATGATCGCGGCTGCATCTTCGATACGGTGTACCGGCACAGCCTTGCTGATGTACCCACACAGAACCTGAAGGTCATCGCCGTTGTCGTAGAACTCGCTCTTCAGAACAGCTTCGAGTACCGCGCCCTGAGCTGCGTTGACTTCGGATTCGACGCTTTCCAGACCGAGGCCTGTAATGTCAACGATGAAGTACTTCCGGTTGTTTTCGGTTTCGCCGTCGACCGTGACAGACCCTTGCTGGCCGTCAGGGATCGCACTCACGAACATCCGCAGTTTGTTGAACATGAAGCTGTATTCACCATCCCGGATCTTTACCAAATCGCTGATGGCCGGGGTAGCCGATTCTTTCTTACTCATGATGCACCTTGTTAAGCTAGAGGGATTAGATGATAGACGGTGGTTTGGAGTTGAAGTCCGCCCCGAACTTTTCCATCCAGTCTTTGATTCTGAAATCTTCGCCGAGCTCTACTTCTACAGAAGTACCGTAGAATTGCAGATAAACCAACCTCCAGGTAGGTATCTCAAGGACATCTGCGAACAGGTCAGCAATCATGTCATTAAGTTCAGCCATCACAGGCTTTGGATTCGGATGAGGTTTGATAATGGGCCAGAACCGTTTTACGTCCGACTCCAGATCTCGGCTGATGTTGTACCGTGCCCAGATCAGATTACGATCGATGTAATCATTGATCATGTCTTCGATGATCTTTGTAATCCGCCGCCGATCGTTGCGATTCAACGTGTCATCATACCGAACCATCGACCCAAACACATATCCAGCTATCTCTGAAAAATCAAGGATACAGCTGTCTCCAGCATTTTTCAATTCCACGGCCTGTCCCCATCAACATAGAACGATCTTTGATCAGGAACCACACGCCTTCCTGTTGCCAGATACGACAAGGTGGTGGTAAGTCCGCAGCAGGATCGATACCCAGCCGTTTGGCGAGGATGGTCAATCGCAGGCGCTCACTCATCAAACCCAGTTCCTTACCTTTGAAATCACGACAGCCGATAGCTTGCAGGCAATGATGCTTGCTATAGATTCTGGCGTACCACGATTCCATAACGGCCAGGTCGATCTCTTCACCGCGACTGTTCAGAGACTTCAATGTATCTGAAATATCGACGATCACGTAAGGCTCACTCATGGAACACCTCCTGACGTAAGTACATGATTGGTAGACTTAGTAAAGATGTATTTCACAAAAAGAAGCAGGCATCATGGGAGGAAACAACTCCTCCCAATATCGAACTGCGCCTAATGTAATCTACCGTCTATCCGAATGACGGAGCGCCCCATCCCTTGTATTCAGTATTGGGTCGGTTGATGACTTCGTGCTCGTACGGGTCGTACTTCTCCTCAGCGAAGTACATGTGCCAGTAACCTTTGATACAGCGGTGACAACGGTAATCATTACCGCCATCCTGTTCGGTAGCCCGGATAGAATCCAGGTTGTCGCACTGACTACATGCGAACATCATACAGAAGCTCATGGTGTTTCTCCAACGGTGTAGGTATTTCAGTTAAGGGCATACAGGCGAGGTTTCCCCCGCCTGCACGTTATTGAGGATTACAGGACGGTATCTTCCTCATCCTCTTCGCCAGTCAACAGCGTAGCGACTGTTTCCGAGCCTTGATTGCCTCGGGTGTATTCCTCGAGATCGCCACGCAGTTTCTCGAGAATCTTGCCAAAGCCAGTGGTGCTGACCGTGTAGTAGAACGAGTTGTCAAACACACGGCCTTCTTCAGGCAGGTAACCTACAGTATCGTAAGCGGCCTTGACCTGCGGCATGACTTCTTCTTTCGACTTCAGAAGCGCCGCAAAGCCGATGAGGTTCTTGCTGTTCTTCAACAACATCTCTTCACCGGCGTACACTTCCAGCAACGACAGTGCGGGATCGTACTTGGTAACCCGGTTGTAGTTGATGAGGTTGCTGACATCGCTGATGTCCAGATGCAGGTTCTTGCCGCTGGCCAGGATGCTCAGCAGACGCATGACGAACAGCGGAGCAGTGTTGTTCTTCGGCAGCGAGAGCGTACGGTCGTTCTCGTAGTAATAAGCCACGAGCGGGCGGCCAGTACGCTTGACGGCCTTTTCCAGATTGATAACACAACCGATGGCGTTGGCCGTGCTGCGGTCGGAATCGTGAGACGAGATCAGAATAGCAAACACATCCTCACCGGCCTCGAGCAGTTTCTCGATGCACATCCGGCCGCCAGTCGAACCAGTACCGCCGGAGATGCCAAGAACAACTACGTTGATCACGCCAGGCTTGTTCTTGGCCATGATGTTTGGCAGTTCTTTCTTGAAGATCTCGATACCTTTCTTCTGATCCTTGCCAAGACCCTTACCGCCGTTGATCACGAACAGGTCGTCATCAGCAGCCCCTGCCAGGTTGGAGAAGCTGGTATCCACGTAAGTGAACAGCTCTTCTGCCTGCTGGATTGGATTGGCAGGTTGATCGTGACGATAGCTGCGCGCCAAGTTAATGGCAGTACCACCGAAATTCCAGAAACGGATGGTGCTTGCTTTTGCAGTAATGAGATCGTTCAAGGTGTGACTCCTGGTTTACGTGAATATTCACAGTGGTATGATTCATCTAAATTGCAGGGTGGTTAGACCCATGGACCCGATTTCTGTTGCTATTCTCAAATGTAAAGCGGATATCCCCATTGATATTCTGAAACAAGCCTTCCTTCCAAAGCGCTACGACCCTACAAGGCAAGACCGCTATTTTGACAACGTGACCTCCACCTCAATCGATCACCAGATTCGTCAGCTGGTAGTCGAAGGACGTGTTGCGATCGATGCCAACCTGTGTGGCGGTACTGAGATGTTTCTGCCACTAGCGATGGCCGCACGGGAATATGTAGACCAATGGAACATCGTTTATCGGTTCAACCGTGACGAGCTGGGCGGAAGACGCATTGTAACCGTCCATGAGCTCATCTACGGCATGCAACCTGGATATTCCGGTCAGACTACGGGTTACGATTCGCGTGGCTCTCAGATGCTACAGGTTGGTCGTGACATTCTACGTGCTACAGCAGGCACTACCCAGATGGGTACGTCCTACGTACAGCTGGTAGGTGTCAATACTATCCTGGTCAACGATATCACTCAGATTGTCGGCAATGCCGCTATCCGGTGTACGTTGACTCACGAACCCAACTTCAATGACCTGAAACCGGCGTACTACCACAAGTTTGCTGAAATGGTAGCGCTCGCCTGTAAGGCCTACATCTACAACATCCTGATCATCGAACTTGACGAAGGTCAAATCAGGGGTGGTTCGACGTTGGGTCGGATTCGTGAGATTGTCGATTCGTATGCAGATGCTGGCCAGTTGTACTGGGACTTTCTGACGACGCGGTGGAAGAAGATCACCACCATGAACAATACAGAACAGTATCGCAAGATCTTGAAACTCAACCTGGGTGCTAAGCCAAGGTACTGACTTTCATGAGGGTAATGTATTACCAAAGAATCATTGGATCGATCGGGCTTGCCCCGGTCGGTCTTTATGTCCCTTGTACGAGAGCATGGTGCAGCTTCTGCTCATCGTCCATGATCAGGAACCCCTCGTTCTCGAGGTATTCCTTCACATCCCCATTACCGTTCATCAGGTAGAAGATACCCGAATCACCACCTTCCAGTCGATCCTCAGGACGGATGATGCGAACGACCTTGTAGGTCGAGGTCTCATCGATCAGAGGTAGGCTTACGCCGTTGATCACGTTGTTGACAGCCTGACTGTTGTCAATGACAGGTTTGCCTGTCAGCATACCGTCGCTACTGTCTTCAGTAGACAGGAGGCTCTTCCAGCGATGGAGTACTGTCCACCCTCTGGATTCCAGGCTGGATACCAGCCCGACCACTTCAGTATCGAAGGGTTGGTTATACGGTAGTTCGATCATCACACTACCAACGGGCTTAGCATCGGGCTCCATGGCGCTGTGCGGTGAGCTCTCAGCGAGCTCCTTGATCTTTGCGCTATCGTTATCTTCGGTAGACATTTTGGATCTCCAAGTCAATTAGGTCAGATCATTTACCGTGAAGTAGATATATAACAGTTATAAACAGGACTCCCATTGGATGCTGCTAGCAGCATAGGGAGTATACAGCCAGGATAGGCCCTAAAAGCCTATCCTGTTATTAGGGGATTATTCCCTTGATATCTATTGATTATTTTAGGTATATTTGATATTAAGGTATCATTTGTCATTTCTGTGAAATTTTACATCTCTAGGCGACTAACGTCGCCAATAGTTAATCCTCAGAATCATCGTTACACTCGTTTCTTTCGGATTGTATCTTACTCTATCCCCAACTACCCCGGAGTTTGTTTCACAAACTCCACCCCTTCTTCCCCTTTCTCAAGATGGAAACAGAGTGGAACATACAATAAGGGAATAGATCGTACTCATTTACGAACAAAAGAAAAAAGGTGAAAGGACAGCCCCGAAGGACTGTCCAGTACCGTCACTCTTCGTGACCGTAGTCCCAGAATGCGGGTAAGTTTAGATTGATATCACAATCATTAACCAGACTATCCAGTTCTCGAACGATATCATCGCAGAGATAGGAGCTGCCAGGACGGCTAAAGCCAGAACTGTAATACAACCACCGTTCGTCTTCAGGAGCTTCAGGATCGATATCGGTGTTGACTTCCCGCCAGAACTTCTTCCCATTAGGAAGATGGATGTACTGGCCCTCATCACCCTTGTCTTCAAATGCCGACTGGTGCTTGCTCTGATCGATAACTGCGATGATTGCAACGATCAAGGTAAATGCTGAATGAGTGGCAGCATATTCCAGAAGGGTGGCAATCTTGTCACCGAGTACGCAACCATCGGCGCTGAAGTCACACACCAAGTCATGGCAATGGGTAGTGTATTGGTGCAACTCTTCGGCGTTCATACGGACTCCTCAATGTAGGTATCAGGCAGTTTCTTCAGTTGGAGCCTTTGCCCGAACAGTTTTGCCCATCTTGGTAAGCATCATGTTGGAAGTACAGCGACGAGCGTGCATCTGACGCCAGCTGACGTATCCGTTGAGCACAGACACGACATAACGCAGGTCACCGGGGGAAAGAGTAGGGATGGCGCTGTGAGCTTCTTCTACCCATCGTTCTGCGACGATCTCGGGTACGTAGAAACGATCACGGTGGAAATAACCAGCGAAGAGTTTGAAACGCTTCATCTCCTCAGGATTCAACTGCTCATGAATACGAGCCAGCAATTGATCAGGTGTTCTGACACGATCTTCGGTCAGGTTACGAGGAAACAGCATTCTTGTCTTGCTCATGTACTACTCCTTACTTATTAGAACGCATACAGCGGGGCTCACGCCCCGCTATGCAATTATTCGCCCTGCACACCCCAGTGGAACGTACCGCTCTTCAGATCGAGCAGCAGAGTGTTTGTATCGACTTCGTAAGACACGCGGTAACCGAGCCGCTCAAGCTCGTTGGCCACCGCATTCATCAGACCTTCGACGTAAAGGATACCGCCGATATTGCTGGCCATCTTGATGCCATTGCCTGACATGACCTCAAGCTCAACATTGACTGCATCCATCTCATTGATCATTGCCAGCCACTCGCGTGTAGCGTGATCAAAGATACGGCGATCAACAGCACGGTTTGCAGCAGCCTGTTCAACAGAGATGTCGTAGGACCGCCGCTCAAACTCTTCGTGGTATTCGGAGTTTGGGGTGATAGCATCCTTCAGCTCAGCGGGCAGCCGATGAAAGACCTGGGGTTCAGTCATCGGTTTAGGCGCACGCCAGCCAAGGAAGTACAGGCTTGTGGGAATATTGCCTAACTCAGGCATTGGTGTTTTAGCAATCCGCGCCGGAGATACACCGTCGACAGTCATGCTGAATACCGCAGCATTTACAGACATATCGACTGGTGGAGCTGGTTCGCCGAATGGCAGCAGCGGATTGGCGGTCAACAGACCGAGTTCCACCAGCTCGTCCAGACTTGCTTTCTTTGTTTCAGTTTGCATGTTTTGCCCCATCACTGGAATAACACCCTTCTGGAAACGCACTTCTTCCTCAGCGAAGACTTCGGCCAGCAGAACTGGGTCGATATCAACTTCTGGATAAGTAGGCACTTTATGTTCAGGAAAGAGTACAGCAAAAGCTTGATGCACATACAGTGGTTCCAGACTACGAGAACGCGCTACTTGCAGAGACATCTACTTCTCCTAATGGTTACAGCATAGAGGCGGGACCCGAGAGTCCCGTCTTGGTTATGACGCCTTTGCAGGCATTGGAATATCCGGTAGGCAGGCTTTGCAGTAATAGCCGTAGCTAACACCGAGTCCTGATTTTTCAGTAAGCCGGACTGTTGCTTTGGATCGACACGAATCATTGTCACAATCCAAGTCATCCGCATGGTGCAAATGATGGATATACCCTACTTGACTTTCGTTAGCAGTTGCATTGCCCATGATGTTTTCCTCCCCAGGATAACGTTGTGTCATAGATAGAATGTACGATCTTAAAAGATTCGATTGATATGACTTAGGCGCACCATACGGCAGATTCTACATGAAGAATATCAAAGAGGTGTTCGGACACCATTGCGAGCACCTGGTATTTGACCAGGTATTGCTCCGTAAGGTCCAGACGTATGAACAGAAGTTCGTCAATAAGAACGAAGCCCATATCTCTTTCTTTGGCGGTAACTTGTTAGGAGTGGACGCTGTACGTTTTAAAGACGAAGACCGCAACCGCTGGTTTGAAGAGATCATGGACGTCGATGAGGATGCTCTCGAGGATGATCTCCATGCGCTGCCGGAAGTGGTGACGCATCGTCACGTATCCAGCGACACAATGAACCTTGCCTGCCTCTGGATGATCCATAAGTTTCTGACGTCTGACAAACTCAACGATCAGGCCAAGCACGATGGGGCATTTGCAGTAGCGTTGGTCCTCCAGTACAAGTACATCACCTCCATTTTGGCCAACATGTTCCACTATGCTGCCGATCCGATTGTGGCTCAGGCCACCTACGCGGCGCTGACAAAACGGTTTGGCCTCAAGATCCACGGTAACTGGGGCGATCTGCTCAAGAACCGCGCTGAAGATATCGTAGGTAAAGGTACGCTCTGGTATAAACACCTGATCACCTTCGACCACGATATCGACAAGATAGCCAACGATACCCAGGGGCGCATCAAGGACATCGTCAAGAACATTCGTGACATGTTTACCGTGGTGCAGAACTCTCCTGAGATGCAGATCAGGAACAATAGCGCAACCATCGAACTCGACGGTGAACTCAAACTGCGCGACAGATCTCGCATGGTCAGTACGTACATGCGCTACATTCTGGAGATCATTTACGACCAGAACAACTTCATTGTTCCCGAACTGGTCAACGTTATCCTCAGAACGATCAACACACTGCCTAAGAGCGCGCTGGTGAAGACTTTGGCGTACATGAGTAACAACGCCTCGCCTAAGGCCGACAAGCGCGTACAGCGCATCTGCGAGCTTGTCATCCAGCATGCTTTCGATTACATCAGCCGTAATCCAAGCACCATGGCATCGTCAAGCGACATCCCTGGATTGCTTCGGAAGATGAAGTCGTTGTACCAGGCCAGCCGAACCAGCAACGAAATGATCCTTGAGATGAGGGAACTCACTGAAGAGATCGCAGTAGTAGCGGTACGGTCAAAGAACAAGGTCCTGATCCCAGCTATCCGAAACGCTGTATTGCTTTACGTTCTACTCAGAGCGTTTACGATGCAGCATTACCGCGGCGGTAATCGAGTAGGCGCAGTCTGACAGCATACAGCGGGGCTTTCGCCCCGCTGTATGTCGCTTATGCCGCTTTGCGATACTTGAACGGAGCAAACCGATAGTTGGTGTACGAGTTGGTTGGAGACTGGCGGGAAGCTCTCCGACTTTCTCGCGCTGCCTCAGAACGGTTATCGACAGAGCCGATATCCGATACATCATCGATATCCAGTTCCGATTCGATCGACTTGATCTTCGATTCCAGATATTTGCGTTCGATGCTGCTCTGTACAGACGACAGACGATCACGCAACTGAGTGACTTGGATCTCAAGCCGCTGTTGCTTCATCATAGCGATCCGCTGTTTAGGAGTTTCCTCGATAGCAGCAGTTTTGACGCGACTAAGAACACTGCGGCGGTCGATGCCGTAATGCTCAAGGTTACGACCCTGACGCAGGAACCACTGAGCCAACAGCCACGAAATAACGTGGTCATCGTGCCCTGACGATTTGTGGTCAATACGCTCATCACGGGTTTTCACCAGACCTGAGAGTTCATCAATGAGATTACTGTCTCTGATAAGCGTCGGGTTCTCACGCGTCGCTTCTTTGAAGATCTTCCCGTACAGCAGTTCACGCAACGGGCCACTGGTTGGGAAACCAAACAGGCGGCGGAAAGGGAAGTACTTACGTTCAGACGGAGCACCGGATTTGTACTCGCGGTATGTCCTTTGTTCAGCTTCAGTACCTTCAGCATCATCAACCACACGGTTGTACAAACGACGACCGGCATCGATACCGCGCTTAGGCAGCTCGATGAGCAAGTCATCACAGATTGACCGCCATGTAGATTTGGCTTCAGCAATCACCGTCATGTTCGGATGTTTCTCGATGAAGTTGGCGAACCATTGCGAGAAGTGGGTGATGTAGCCTTCCCCAATCATGAACGTTGCCAAGACCTCAGCTGTCTGCACATCGATCATCACGCCTGTAATTGCATCTCGGCCGATCGCCTCCGAGGTATCGAGACCAAGAATAGACGATCTGCGTTTGACTTCATCCATCGGTAGATGATACTTGACAACATACTGTCTGAGATCGTCTTTGTCGTTATACGGATGGTTATTTACCGCATCCCGAATACGCTTCAACAACTTCTCGTTCAGAGGGTTGTGGGAACTACCGAACGTCCATTGTCCCAAGAAGTCTCGACGCATCTGATCGATCGTACCGTTGGCTACTGCCATTTTACCTCGGAGCCATTCATCGTCGTAACCAAGTTGCAAGTGGCTAAACGAGATATCGACATATGGCGCCGACTTGTCTTCGCACTTGCTATTGGCCATGATGATGTCAACAGCTTCAGCACGGTTCCTCGCATCGAACAAGATCTCGCTGAAGTACATCGCCTTCTTCTTGATCTTCTCGTAGACGTATTTACCGGAATCGGTAGACAAGTCACCGGCCGTAGTCGTGTACAAGATCGCATGGAACTTCTTGTACTTACGGGCTTTGTCGAAGGAGTTGGTAGTCGATGCCATCAATGCAGGGATGGAAATGTCAGCGTTCGCCAAGAATGGCGGTTCGTCCACGTTGATGAAGTCAGGCGTCTTACCCCGACCTACACCTGTCGCGTCATCAGGACTGCCCTGAGGAACGTACGAGTAGGTGAAGTTACCATTCATCATGGTGGTGAATTCGAGCTGGTTATCCGTATCACCGTGCTCCATGTGCCACATCCACTCAGGGAGCGACTTACGATACTTCTTGTAATACTTGATCTCATCTCGACGCAAGTCACCCTTGGTGAAGAGGATGTGTTGCGCACCTTTGGTCAAGAAGACGTGGAACGCCACCACCAAGATACGGGTGTTCAGCGACTTACCGGTCTGACGGATCTGTTGCAAATACGTAATAAAGGAATTGAGCACACACCAGAACAGGGCAATGTTACCCCGGTTAGCCTCCAGCATGATTTTGTTATCACCGTCCGGAATACGGATTACTTCTCGAAACAAATACCACGGGTTACTGTAGCACTCCATCAAGATCAGTTGTTTCTGATCATCGGTCAAATATTTGGAATATGGATCAACTCCCACCAGCGCTTTGTTCTGAAGTGCAAGCATGAAGTACCAGTTCTTGATACCCATCAACTCATACTTCAGTGCCATCGTCACCCAACTTCGATTCGGTGAGTCGAAGTCAGCAATAGCGGTCGGATAGCGATCCCAGTCTTCAAGATAAAGAATAGCCATGTGGTGTCCTTAGGTAACGGCATAGACTGCTGGGCAGGCGAACCTACCCAGAGTCGTCACCGCATTACACGCTGTGCTGAGGGAGACCGGAGATACCCAGTTGCAGGTCGCCGGAAGCTGTCTCCTTGACCCACTTCAGATAAAGCGTTTCACCTTCGCCGAGGTCAGTGACAAAGTTGATGTCCTGACGCCATGAGGTGATAGGGACTTTGAACGCCCGCGTCTTCGTCGTGATGATGAAGTGCGTAGGTTCCAGGCCCGCCAGTTCTGTCTGTGGATCGTACAGAGGGTCGATGCTGTAGTACAGTTGTTTTAGCCAGACGCTATAGTCCGTCAGCTCTTGGCTAACGTTGACTGTAGAGATCCCGCCAGTCAATGCATGTACAATCGCGTTGGTGCCGTTACCGAACCAGACTTCCTGAGCACCGGAGAACTTGACTTTCCAGTTCGCCATGTTCAGGCCACCATCACGCAGCAAGGCCACTTGGATCTGCTGAGTGTGGACGTCTTCGCCGTATTCGACATCGACTGCCTTGAGAGTAACCCCGATGCGCAGATGCTGAACGGAGGTGAATTCCAGACCATCGAACGGAGGACTGTTCTCAGCCAAAGCAACAGCACCTTTAGGGATGCTGCGAGCAACTTGACGATCGAGATCGTACAGCCAGTATTCCAGACCATAGCCCTGCATGCTGTTGAGCCACACTGGGAAGGCGTAGACTTTCAGGCTGCGCGCTGGATCGACAGGGATGCCGATGATGCGGTAGCTGGTGATGACCTTACCATTGACTGTCTCGCCTTGCAGGTAGGAATACTCTTCGGACTCAGAGAGCTCGTAAACGAGTTTGAGACCTTGAGGACGACCTGTTTGACTTGGAGACCACCATTTCAGACCCAACAGCTTGAACTTGCCGTTGGCGTCTTCGTCGACGATATCCATGGTGCGAGAACTGCCGTCTGCGTAAGTGACCTTCGCCCGCATGACCAGAGTTTCCATGGTCGAATCGACAGGAACTTCCAGCGTGTTCGGCTCGGTCTTCGACAGATACGGACTGATCACTTCGATCGACTTGACACGCTTCATGGAATCGTTGGCGTGACGAGTCAGGTTGGTGTTCATGATCAGCATCTTGGCATAGCTCGTCGGAGCACCAGAGTTGCTGTAAGTCACCACCGTTACGATCTGACCATCGAGCAATCCTTCCTTGGTCGTATAACCTTGGGCAGGCGCTTTGATAGCCTTGTTGTACAGGATGTGCTGACCTGCGAAGTCCAGAGGAATCGCATCACTGACGTATTCACCTTGCGAGTAGTACGCACTGATGACTTCGCCAGTATCAGTCGTGTTCACGCCTCGGAAGATGCGCACCTCTTTGGCCTCGACTCCGTACATGAAGAACTTCATGTCGATATCAAGACGGTGAGGGAAGACACGAGTATCCAGCAGGACGCGCCAGCTCTCGCTACTGTAGCCTGGACCTACACCGAGTAGTACGTCGTCCACACCGACGTCAGAGTCGTTCTTAGGCGGCTCCCAGAAGACGAGGTCAACGGTATACGAGGTCAGGTCAACGTGACCTACCCGGAACCAGCCCAATTTGAAATCGTAGATGACATCGTCCACGTTAGGAACGAAGTCACCATCACCCTTGATGACATCGCTGCTGTCATCGATCAGACGATACATGTACAGGTTTGCCAAATTGAACGAGCTGTTGAGACGATCCAACTCGTAGACTACCCGACCGCCGCCCGGTAGAGGGATAATAGTCACAGCCATGGCTTCAGACTCTCTAAAGGGGAGGTCGCCCTCCCCGTTGATTATTGACCTACCTCAGCCCATGTGCGATGAGGATGTGGATGATCGTAGGTGTAGTGCTCGAATCCAGGCTCGACAATCAGCGTGTGACGGCTGATGTTGACTTCGCCGTTGAGGAACACCTCTACCGCTCGAGTAAGGAACCGGAACTGGTAGACGTTGAGCATGATAGCGCCCGACTCTGGATGAGGATGGACGATGACGTAATCCTTGTCATAGCCCTGGATCACTGGATCGAAAGCCAGAATCCATTCATACCCAACCAGCTTCTTCTTCACGTCGTCCAGCGAGTAATCGCCTTCGAACTCATCCATCAGTAGATAGCCGCCCAACATGTCGTAGATCAACTTGGCCGTAAACGGACTGAAGACCTTGTACAGTGTAGGGATGGCGTCCGGTACTGTCGGGATAGGCTCTGGCAGATCCATGGTGAGGTAATCTTCCACCTCAGCGTCCACTGCCTCAGACTTGTCTCGCAACGTGTAGGTGTCGGTGTTCGTCACCATCGCAATCGGAATGATCGGATCAGTGATCGAGTAAGGCGCCCCATTCTCAACACCAGGCATGACGATCGTCGTACCATCTTCGGTAAAGCCGAGCTCATCGCGAGTGTACAACTGACCACCCACGGTGATGCGAATCACCTTGTCGTCTCGAACGTTGAATCGGCTGTTGTGGCTAAGCTGACCGTACTTAACGAAACCAAAGTCCTTCACCGTCTCAAGTTTCATGTCGCGAGTACAGAAACCACGGCCACGGAACGTCACCGTTTGGCTGGCGCCATCAACGAGGAACGCTTTGTTGATGATACCGATCTGAGGCCAATTGATGAAGTAGTCGATATCCTTCACCAGCGAGAACCCGTTCAACCAGATATCAACCTGCCCAGGCGGAATCGCCATGATGTCATTCGTCAAGATGTTGCCTGACGATACTTCGTCGACATTGACAGTGAAAGTCAAGAGGTCATCGTAGTAGTTGAGCACGATCGTTTTGGCAAGGAAGTCTTTCGTGTTCTTGACAGCGACGTGTTTCTTCTTGAGATCCACGTTCCAGGTCGCTACACCGTTAGTCACCGTGTAGGTAGCTGTTTCGCCAGTGCAGTCGCGCCAGTTGTTCTTGGCCACCCCATTGGCGATATCGCTGATGTAGAACCGATAGTCAACGCCCGGTTCAAGAGTCGTGGTCATCTGATCGTATACGGTGGAAAGATCAACATCGCCAGTACCGATAAACGCTTCGAGATACTTGGTCAGCTCATTACGCACTGGATACTCGACAGAATAGTCGTGGTAGTACCAGCCGAGCAACAGACCTGATTTGTTGTACTCGTAGACAGTCGATAGGCGCCGCAGACTAACTGGGAACCGTGCCCACTTCTGACCATCTTCGATCTTGATCGGCGTGTCACCTACCAGCCGGCTAATGGCGTTATACCCGTAGGCATCTTCCACCATCTGTCTGGTCACGTCACCGAATTCAGTACGCATCAGTTGTGTGTAAGCGCTGTTCTCGAGTTCTTCAGCACGCCAGATAGGCGTAGTGTCAGGACCGAGCATTGCCTTGATACGCAGCGGCTCAGGGAGTTTGAACAACTCCTTGATACGGTGATGCTCATCATGCAGAGCACGATCATTCCAACCGCCATGGCGGATAATCAGCTCAATCCGCAGATCTTGGTTCCAGTACCACCCATCGGGACTTCGTTCCACGTACCCCATCAGGTAAGCGATAGGGATCGAATAGTCACGGTGAGTCACCATCCGAATCGAATCATCGCGGTTGAAGTGGTAGTAGTAACCGGTGTACCGCTGAGCCATCGAGTAGTTCAGCAGATAGACGTCGATATCATCCCAGTAGTCGATGGTGACGCCAAGACCGGGCCGCGGCAGAAAATACTTTGCTTGATGGTCAAGGATACTGTCGAATGCTTTGAGATCTTTGGTGTAGATCTCGAGCACTTCCTTAACCGAAGCATCGCGCACGTATTCGATGGTATCGCCAAGCTTCAGAGTCGTAAGGTTCAGACTCTTTACACGTCGCCCGTTCACGAAAGCAAACGTGTAGCCTTGATTACCCTGCGCTGTACGCCACTTGGCTTGAAACCGATAGAAGTCCGCTTCGGTATTAGGAACAATACCTTCAACCTCGATCCCTGCGTTAGTAGGGACAGCATCAAAGCCATCGAAGTAAGCGTTGCTTCTCCAGCGGATATACGGCTGGGTAGTGGAAAGGTTTGCGATCTTGTCATTACGTTTGATGGCAATGACCAGTGCACCGTTGTGGGTGTACAGGAAGTAACTTTGGAACAGCGGGAAGTGCAATCCGCTATCCGTGTAGATGTCGATCAGTAGCGACGTCGCGACCGCATGTGCTCTGGCGGAGATCCACTTATCCTTGACTGTGTTCATACCCACCAATACAGGGGGCAGATCGCCAATCATGAAGACGTGGTAATAGTCGCCAATGGTGGGCAGATTCCATTTACGCATGCCGATCTTGATATCGCCAAGCGCTCCAGAGCGACCACTCATCCGAGCAGGGCCTACACGATGCTGCCGATCCTGACTCGGCGAACACCACACTGTCTTGTACGCGTCGTTGATCAGGAAATCGTCAGTGATATTCACAGATTACCTCGCCCGAAGAAGATTTTCCAGAGACTTCACGTAGTCCTTGTCGTTACCGCGAGACACAACGGTTTCGATGACACGCCCAAGACCTGATCGAGTGTAGCTGCGCTCAAGGCACGTCTTGTAGACCAGCGCTACAAAGACAGGCGGATACTCTAGCGCCACGCAGACAGACTCTTTATAGGTCTGACCGTAGCTGAAGCCGATGGCGTCGAAGATAAGACCTACGGTGAGCTTTTCAGTCCGGGGACTGTCCAACCGTTCCTTGATCCACTTGACCAGATCGGCCAGGTTATTCAACACCGGCACCTTGCCGACGATGCCGCTGAGCGTTTCAGAATCAACGCCGACGATGTATCTGGCAGCACGCGTCAGTAGACGGTCACGGTCCTCATCGGTTGCATGTTCCGAGAGAGGATTGAACAGTTGGATGTAGTAAATAAAAAGCAATGAACGAACCAACGCCACCTGTACAGCATCCAATGTCAGACGTGTAGTAAGGGCTTGGGACATCCACCGTACAAATACTTTGGCTGGGAACTCGCCGATGTCGAGCAAGTCCTTGCGCCAGAGATCCTTATTCTGCAACCAGAGTACGGTTAGATCACCGATCATCACGGCGTGGTTGTACGCATCATCTCGAACGGGCTTGCCGTTACTGCGCAACAATGAACGGCCATCGATCACCACGGTCGATTCGAGTGTAGGAATCTCCACGGTTGTAAGGGGCTGCTGGAAAGGAAGAATCGTTTCCTCCCCCGGTGGTACAAACTTAACGCCACTAAGACTTCCGACGGCTGGGATCAGTTCTTCATTGATTTCCAATTTCCGAACCGCGACGATAGTTTTCGATAAATCGTAGCGAGAAGCGGCAGTCGTCTGATATGGGGTGTCGAACATCTCGCAACTCCTGATTTTCTATATGTAAATAGTTACAAATAATGCGTATTAGGAACAAAAAATAGTATGTCGACAACAGCGTCCGCGCCGAAGTTGACCAAACATACCATTCCTTAAAGTTCTGCGCAGAACTCTCCTGGGAGCACACCATGCCTGTAAGTACTTACAGCTCTCTACCACGGAACGAATTCCGAGGTTTCAAAGATGAGACCGCCGCGAATTTGACCATGCCGGTCGAGTCGCTGCCGATCCGTCTTCCGCTGCACATGAGTTTCGCCCCCTGGGGAGAATACTCGAAAGGCAACTACGTGAACCTGGCGGGCCTTACGCTTCTGTACGGCGCGGACATCGTCAACCCAAAATCGCCTTTCTTCAACCACCAGAGCCAGTTCATTCGTTCGCATTACACCGCGGGCGGCAAGAACCTGTTTCTGCGTCTGAAGGCACTCGGCGCCAAGCAAGCCTCCTTCCGTCTCGCTACGGACCTGGTTGCTGATAACGTTCCTTTGTTCGAGCGTAATCCAGACAACAGTCTGAAGCTCGATGCAAACGGCGCGCGGATTCCGACCGGCGATACCACTCCAGGTTTCCGTATCCAGCATCGCTGGATTGCAGTGACTACTGCTGAAGACGGCACTGCCGAGTTCGGTAATGCATCCATCCGTACCGGCCAACTGGTCTCCAGCATCGACGGTGCTGAATCGACTCTGATTCCGATCACTGATGGCATGGGTCGCTTCGACGGTTCTCGCGGTAACAACATCGGCTTCCGTCTGACGGCGCCGACCACCAAGACCACCGATCCTGCTGATGAAGATGTCCAGGATGAAATCGGTGCTCGTATTTACCGTCTCCAGGTTGTTGAACGCGCCAGTGTCAAAAGCACTGCCACCGTTACCCGCACGCTGCAAGGCGCCGGCTACGTGGACTTTACGTTCAAGCAGAACACCATCAACCTCGATACCGAACAGCAGTTCTATATCGGCAAGATCCTGCGCCCTGCGTACGAATCAGTTGATCCTCAGGCGTTCACTGGTTATGGTCCGATCGAGAAGGTCGCAACCTACGACCAGAACATCACTGACCTGCTGACCAAACTGACCGCGGCCGAAACTGCCTTCACCGGTAGCGAGTTTGCGGATATCCATCAGTTCAACTTCCTGACCGGGGTTGACATCAATGGTAATCCGTACAACACCGTCGTGATCGAAGGTCCAAGCCAAGGCGGCATCCTGCTCAGCGAACTGTCCAACCTGTACATGGTTGGTGGCGCTGATGGCGATATCAGCCCAGCGGCTTACAACACCGCCGTTGATACGCTCCTGGGCGACCTCAGCAACTCCGAGGTTCCGTTCAAGGACATCGCTCGCATGCCGTACGACTCGGTCTGGGACTCGGGCTTCCCGCTCACTACCAAGCTGAAGTTCGCAGCCTTCGTCAACATCCGTCCTGACGTACTGGTTCACGCCTGTACCCAAGACGTGTTGAAACCGCTGAACACGCCGTCTGAAGACTCCTCGATTGCTGTGGCGCTGCGCTCTGCGTTCCGTGCTACCCAGGAATCGGCTGAGTTCGGTACTCGTCCAGTTCGCTTCTTCTTGATGGCGAACGCGGGTTACCTGATCAATGATGACTACGACGGTATCGTACCGTTCCTGGAATATCTGTCGATCAAGGCTACTCAGTACCTGGGCGCTGAAAATGGCGAGATGCTGAACCGTCAAAGCTTCAGCCGCGGCGAACAGACCGTCATCACTCGCTACCGCGACCACAACGTGGTAACTCGTGATCCTGAAGTGCGCAACGTGGATTGGGGCAATGGCCTTAACTACGCTGAGTTCTTCGACATGAGCCGCCAGTTCTGGGCTGGTCTGCAAACCATTCACGAAGATCAGACCTCGATCTTCCATTCGTACATGATCGCAGTGATCGCGTGCAACCTGACTCGTATCGGCCACATCACCTGGCGTGAAATGTCCGGCGATGATCAGCTGCCAGATCCAGTGTTCCTGGACATGGTGCGGGATAAGGTGATTGCTCGCACAACTGGCAAGTACGACGACCGCGTGGATATCACGCCGAAAGCGTACATGACAGCACTCGATGATGCACTGGGCTTCCCGTGGCACCTCGATATCGAGTTCGCCGGTGACAACATCCGTACCGTTCAGAACCTGGCTATCGTTGCACAGCGTCGCCGCAATGAATCCACGGTGGAGGCTGCATAATGGCTCGTTACTCCGGTACACTCACCAACAAGGGCTACGCTGAGCGCGCGCAACTGGACGTGCTCAGCCTGGCGGTGCAAGGTCAGCAGGGTTACCTGACTGACATGCAGTACTACCCTTCGGCCACGGATTATATCCGTAAGCCGTTGATCATCAAAGTACTGCAAGTGCCGTCTGGCCTGACGCTGATGCCTAACGCATCGGCTTACATCGCGGCCTACAAGAACTTGATCGAAAACTGGATGCAGACGTGGACTGGCTTCAACCAGACCCTCAACGTCGCCGTCCAGGAAACTGCACTGGGTAGCGCTGGCGAGATGTTCCAAACGCCAAGTCGTGTATCCCGTGCACGCTCGCAGATCAGTTCGACGGTCGTTGAGAAAGATAACATGCCAGTACTGCGCTTCTTGCAGGACCTGACTCGTTATCTGATCATGGACCCTGATAGCGGCCACGCGCTTCTGTCTGGCGTCAGCGATAACTTCACCGACCAACTGGCTGACGTATACGGCGGCACTATCATCGCTTTCGAGCCTGATAAGACTTTCCGTAAGGTGCAACGCGCCTGGCTGATCACCAACTTCTGGCCGTACCAGGACATCGGTGAAAACACCGGTAACCGTCAGACCACTCAGGAAGGTGAGACTCTCACTTACAACCTGAACTGGACTGGCTGGCAGAAGACCGGCTACGCTGTTGAGAAACTGGCTCAAGGTTTCATGGACGCAGTTCGGGTAACCGGTCTCGACCCAATGTACCAAGCCAACTTCCTCACGGCGGCCGACTCCAACGTCACCACCATTCCAACGGGTTATTACGAGCAGATCAATACGGTCAAACGTACTCTGGTCTCTCCGTAACTCGCGGCGCATCGGACACTGTCTTCGGATGGTGTCCGATGTTCCACCCTTTATGCCGCATCTATCTGAGAAGCTCCCTGAGCTGCGATATATCACATACCTACTCGTCATGCAGTTAATGTCTGGTAACGTCCAGGATAGCGTTACAGGAGGTTGTGATGATGGTTATGCCTGATGGCTCAATACAAACACAAAAAAAAAGAAGAGTACAGGAGAGGCTTACGCCTCTCCTGTCTTCAGATATCGTGGTCAGCGATACTTTCGAGATCTTCTTCGTCAACGATCAGCTCAAACTCAGTTGCTAATTGATAGATGAAGAATGCAGCCTTGCTAGACACGAGATCGACCTCTTCCCAAGGACCTAGTCGCAGATTCTTAGTCCTGGCGAATGCGCCATGGATTTCACTACCGGGTAGGGTGAACGGTTTGTCAGTACCGATAAGCGTGTCTTCGGCAATGTCGCTCAGGATATCGCGTTTAGCTAAAAATCCGTTACCGGGAGTAACGCAGAGTACGGCGTCACCCTTTACTGCTGTCAGTAAGATTAAGAGATGTCGCCCGCCTTTGCCATCATCGATATCGAACAGGATCGAAGGCTTCCCGAGATCGGTTTGAGTGGACAGCGAAATAGAATGATCGTTGTCGATCACTTCGTTACGATGCTCTTCGTCGACGAGAATCATCAACTTATCGATCGTATTTTCCATGAGGCTGTAGCCTCGCGTAGCCAAAAGCTTTGTCATCTCAATGCTCCTCGATTAGGTAACCAATTTCTTGACTCGTCGTCGTTTCGAACCTGTCTTTAGATGATCGCGTTGGCGATCTCTACAAGCTCACTATCATCGATGATTAGATCGAAGTAATGGACTAACTTGTAGAGAAAGAGCGCCGCCTTGTTGGTGACCAGTTCAAGCTCTTCATGGCTACCTAATTGCAGCACGATGGATGATTTATCTTCAGACCGGATCTGGTCCCGGAGTATGGCAAACTCCTGATCAGTGTTCATTACCGGAGCCGCATCAAATGCCGCAAACATCTCCCGATCAAATGTTCCAGGACCCAGTATTCGAAAATGTGCATTCCCGTTACCGAATACCAGGACGACATGGATCTTGTAGCCATACGCAGGATTTGCCAGCTCGAAATACCCAAACTCACCGGCATTGTTAGCCACCCACAGATTAGATGGTGGGCGCAGCGAAATCGTTGCGCTGTTCATCTTGAACGCTTCCCGATGTTCTTCATCGGCCAGTGTGGCTAGTTTGGAACAGGTCTTATCGATAAACATCTGGCCGTGATGAACAAGTATCTTTGTCATTTCAATCATCCCTCGATTTCATTTCTTCAAGAATGGCGTATTTCATCAATTCGAGGAAATGTTCGCCTTTACCCGTTAAGTGGCCTGGAGCCGAACTACCGTGTTCTAGCAACTCGTAGTGTTCAAGAGAGTGCCAGATGTAGTACAGCGGACCATCGCCGTATTTAGCAACTGCGGCCATGCGGTTCTTCCAACGGTCTGATTTATCAAGATCGCGCATGGGGTTTTCTGGCAATGGCATACCTAAATGCTCAATGGAATGGAAGACGAAGATGAATGTCTCCCAAGGCATACCGCACAAGCACTGGTTGAGGATCTTACCAAGCAGTAAACCATCTACATAGGTCCAACAACATTCGTCAGCATCGTAGACGTTGGTGATTGACGTGGCGGGACTTTCATCATCCCAATACTCCACCCTGGCACCTAACACACCCAAGCTCAATGCCAGAGGACCTACACCGATAAAGTCAATGAGGGTCTGTGTCTTTATCCGATCGTCCGCAGCAGCCGCCACGAGTTCTTTGACACCCCGGCCACCTAGAAGATGAGGTAGAAGATTGGACTTATCCTCTACCGTAAATTCAGTAGAGGAAAATTGATCGCCGCGATCAAAGACAGTAACCTCGTAGTGTCCGAACGAACCAGTACGGCGTTTGACCACATTGTCGTCGGCGACGATCACTTCACCGACTGGGTGTATGACCATCTTGAATCGATGAAGTGATGCCACTTCCTCATCGATCATCGTAAACCACGAACGCGACATTACTTCTTCTCCCAGACTGCGTTCTTGAGCAGCATCTGTCCGGTAGCTTCTCGCCCATCAGGACGAATCACTACGATATCTCCCATGACGATATCATGGTTGCTCAGAACCTGACCCCGCTTACCGATGTGCATAGTCGTTTTGAGCATAGCCCTTAGCAGCGCCCTGAACTCACCGACGTTGTGATTAAGAGACAATGTATCGGACAAGTACTTCTCGATGTCAGAGAACACTTCGAGCGTCGAACCCATGCGAATGACCACACGGATGCCGATGGAGTCGAAGATGTTCTTCTCGAGAGCGGCGAGAGTTTCCCCATTACCGTGGATGGTAACCAACTCGACCGCTCGGCGCGGAGATTGAGGAACGGGAGTCTTACGGTCAAAGTCTTTTGCTTTCTTGCCTACCATGATTTACCCCTAATACAAAATAAAGATAGAGCATACAGCGGAGCACGAGGCCCCGCTGTATGATGTCGACTACTGTCGAGAGATCGGCCCACCCTCGACAGGCGCCAGGCATTAGTTGCTGAAGACGGACTCGGCTTCTTCGGACAGGTGCGTGTAGACGGCGTTCAGCTGAGCCTTCTTGCGACCGGTGCCCATGACGATGTCGGTTTTGGCCACGCCGTAGCGGGTCCATTCCTTCTCACCGACCTTGCCGCTTTTGCGACGGGTGTAACTGGTTTCCAGTGCAGCAAAGCCCAGGTTGTTTTTCAGCGTGCCGCTTTCCAGGCCGGAGTTAGCAACCATGGCTTTCTTCAGCAGGTTACCCGCCGCCAGGGTGTTAGCAACGCCGGCAGTGATGGTGAAGTCGTGAGCAGCTTCGAGCAGTTCAAAAGTCAGGCCAGCCGGCAGGTGCTTCTCGGCGATGGTCTTGAAGTTCGGGGTTTCGCTATGACCGGTATCGGAGTTGACAGTACCGTCAGCTTCCAGATCGTCAGCGAAGCTTTTGGTCTCGGGGGAGATTTCTTTGGCCATGAAAGGCATTCCTTACATCGTGGGTGGGTGAACAATTCTTTCACATGAGAGCCTAGCTGTGTAAGTATTTACTCAACTGACTCTAGGTGAGACGCTATGTCACCATTGTAATGTGTGACTGTAAAACCTTTTGAATAAAAAAAGAAATGGATACAGCTGGGCTTGCGCCCAGCTGATCCTTGTGTCTGTTAAGACGCTGGCTGAGCAGGCTCGGCCGGTTTCACAGGTTCCGCAGGTTTAGCAGCAGGCGCTGCGGCGGGCTTATCGCCGAAGGCTTTCTTGGCACCCCACCAGCTGCCGGCAACGACAGCAGTGAGACCCAGAGCGGCTACAGCACCGGCTGCAACAGGATGGGCGGATGCGAGGGCTTTGGCTTTGCTCAGCAGGCTACCAGCTTTAGCAACAGTTACCAGGACTTCACCGGACATGCGTAATACTCCAGAATGTAATTAGTCGAACACGGTTGTGTATTCAAGTAGACTATGTGTGATTGAAATTTGTTTGTTTGAAGCTTACTCGCTGGCGCGGAAAGTATCCGGGCCGTTAGGCAGCTCTTCGGCAGCACTCTCACGTTTATTGTAGATGGTGATAATGCGCTTCAGGGTCTTGCCGATGTTGTTGTAATTACCGACACCGCCCATCAGTGAATCCAGCTGTTCGACAGTAGACGAACCGGTAGATGCGATACCGCGCAGATTGTCACTCGGCTGGATGATCACGACACCGGATTCGCCGTTGGTGAAGCGTTCAAAGAACACCAGATTACCGACTGGGGTAACGACGCCAATGATCTTGCGGTCATTGCCGGGAGCAGTTTTGATCTTGAAGCGCTCACCGACTTCCAGGCCGAGGTCCAGATCCACCAGGCCGTTGAAGTAATTGGTTTCGTTCGGCATGGTGTCATGATTGTAAGGGAGTTCAACAGTGATAGCGTCGAACATTTCGATGAACAGAGAATGAGTAGTGCGGTTCATAGTGACCTCCTAGGTCGTTGGTCGAGATTGATTAAGCAGCCAACAGAGCGACAACGAAGTCGTCGTCGCCCATTACTTCCAGTGCTTGGTAGTGCACGGAATGCATGTGCTTGGTCAGATCGGTTTCCTGGACATTCAGGTTATCGATCATAGCCAGCAGTTCGGTACGCTTGTAGAAGCACTGAGTAACCAGAGCTTTCTTGAACAGCGCTTCTTGCTTATCCTTAGCGCTCTTGATTTCGAGGCACAGGTAAGCGACCATGTCGTTGAGGTTAGTAACGTCAGCGATGGTTGGACGAGTGATAAGAGTTTGCATGGTGACCTCCTCGGTCGATATGTTGTTTGTATTCATGCCAACAATGTATGACTGTAACTTTTTTGATTACGAATATTTACGACATAGACCACCTACTGGCCTTGCGGCCAGTAGGTGGGTATTATCAATGCGACCGGTTAACCAGACCATCGACCAGAGCAGCCAGCATGGTGGTGTCATAGAACGCTTGTTCGTACACCAACTCTGCCAACCTGACAAGACGAGAGAGACTCGTTTCCATCTCGTCGCATGCCGAGTTGTGCAGCTTACGATCTTCCCCAGCCAAACTCTTGCCGGCACCGCGCGCAGCTTTGATCTTGGCCTGGATGGTATCGGAGTCGACTTTGTAATCCAGGTAACGACGGAAGCCCAGTACGAGATTGATACTCGTTTGGAGATCTTTGACGCCAGCCTGAGATTTAACTTCGGTGTGGTCAGCGGAGCTGTTGTAAGTCGCTTTACTAAGCGCCGCCGTGCCGCCGATTGTGGCAGCAGTAATCAGCGACAATGGCACCGCAATCCCGGCCATAACACCGCCGAGTACAACCAGCGCACCAGCGTTATAACCGAGGAAAGCGCCGCCGTACGCACCGATAATGCCCCAGACAATGTCTTTACCATTGACTTTGTTCTCGCTGACTCGGGAGAACTTTGGAGCGCTGACACCAGGCATGGTGTTGTTGCCACTATTGATCCGGAAGCTGAAGTTACCCATCAGCTGACCTTGGTTCGTTTCGAGCTGACTCAGCGCGCCAAAAATATTGGCGCGGTTGATCAACGTGGTAACTGGAGCACCGCCAGCCAGCTGATCAGCCATTGCGCCCAGCGCTACAGCACCGGCCTGCGCCGCATCGTGCACTTTACCGAGATAAGTAGCTTCTTCGGTCAAAGCTCGAGGAAGATCTTTCACCGGCTGACCTTCGCGAGTCATGAACCGGGCAAACGCCATGTTCTTGATGCCGACCGGTTTTTCACGAACGTTGTCGATATGGCGCTGAAGATTACTGCCCGCTGTGCCCAGGGCTTGACGAGCGGTATCGAGCTTCGAAGCATCACGACGAATGAAGGACAGCAGCGCACCTTCTTCGCTGTAGTCGAGCATCGCATCACGGCTACCGCGAGCGAGGTTGGCAGTACGGCGAGCATCGGTAGCAATACCGCGCAGACGTTCGTAGTCACTACCAGCCGCTTCGAAACTGGTTGCAGGCATGACCAATTTGTAAGCACGCATCACAGTCGCGTATTCGCGGTGCATGCTCTCAGTGGCTACCACCACATCGGCAGGTACGACGCCGGTGCCCTGAGCAGCTTCCTGGGCCTTCTCAGCCACAGCTTCAGCACGATCAGCCAGGTCTTCCAGCTGTTCGGCCACTTCAGCAGTCGATTCAGCCTGATCCATTACCGAAGTAACGGTTTCAGAAGGCGACGAGGCAGCTTCGTTTACCAACACATCGACCAGCGCGTCGTTCTGACCGCTAACCTGCTCTTCTTCTACAACGCCAGATTCGGTGGCGTAGTTCAGCAAATCGTTATTGAACATGGAAACATTCCTTGGCGTTAGCGGTTACCAGGCAAGAGCAGCTGGCATCGCAATGCGAGTGGTGGTGCTCTCGTAGAGCGATTGGAAAATAGCGCGAGCAGGTTTTGCAGAAGATTCGAAGCTCTCGTCGTTAGACGGAGTGATCAGACCTTCACGAATACGGTCCAGATCGAACTCGGCTTCATCCAACATCCGCGCCACTTGGAAACGAGATTCCATGCTCGGTGTGGCGTATTTGTTGGCAATCGGCACGCCGGGGTCAGTTACGCTGTCCCAGTTGACGATCTTCTTCATGTACTTCGTCGAGTTGGAGAAGTTCTTCTCGGCAAAGCAACGGATGGAGTAGTTCACGTCTTCGTGAGGGTTCTCCAGAGACTCGTTGAATTCACGAGAATGTGGACCAGACCCTTTCACTTCACCGATGATAGCAACGACCTTACGGCCCTTAGCATCAACGATGGTGTCGAACGACGGAGTCACCCGGCGGATGTGCGAGGAAACGTTTGGCTCGTAGATCGTACAGATCCGAATGAACCACTCAGCATCAGTAAGGCCAGGTGGACGAACTGGATGACCCCACTCACTTTTCAGACGCCCAGCTTCGAGCATCCGACGGAAATCGGGATCGCTGTTGAACACCTTCATCGCTGAAGCGGTGTCGTACAGCCAGTCGCCATTTCCAAAGGTTCCAAACGCGCCGAGAATGATTTCGACATAGCCGGAGTCAAGCTTTTTCAAGATACCCTGTTTGCCGCTGGAAGGTAACGCAATGTTACCGTACGACATGGAGGGAGAGGTGGCAATAGCGGCACTAGCCATGATGATGTCCTTTATGCCCTCAATACCGATTCGAAACGTTCAGGCCTTTCAGACGGGTTAGCCAGCGCACTGGTCAAACCTGGGTCAGCGTACGATCCACCCAACTTGGATGTCACGTTCGTACTACCGAAGCTTACGTTACGTAAAGCCACGAAGTAAGGTTCCTTGGTTTTCGAAATAGCCTTGGAGTTTGGAATTTGACGGAAGTAACGAGTAGGATCATCCGGATCTCGACACAGGGAAGCAGAAACGTATTCCCAGATGGCAGGATCGGCGCCTAATGTCACACCATTGTATTTCGGCGATTGTGCAAAGACGAAGGGCAGGTCATCTTTGTCGTAATACCACGGAATGCGACCTTTACCGTGGAACTCGGTATAAATACGGTGGGGCAGGTTATCCAGCACTACGGGGTTGGTTGAAGCAACGATCTTCGAACCCTTATCGAAAGCCAACTCGACATAACCAACATCGTTGATTACAGTACGACCAATGCGATCGAACTCAGTCTTGAGCATGGCTGGGACGAGTGTAGGTGCGTAATAGTTGTCCTCAGTAATGATTGCATAGCAACCAAGGATGTACGAGACATCCTCGATCACAGCAAGATCACGCTCAAGGAACCGTTCCGGGATATGAATCCGAAGCGGCTCCAAAGCGATCAATGAATCACCAGCCTTCTTGAATGCTCGATTGACCCGTGCCTTGTCGCGTTTGAAAATACTCGACTGCATGAGCCACCTCGATGATTAAGCGTCTGGTTTGGAGCAGGTCAGCTGACTCAGCACCCACGAGCAGAGATATTGCAGAGTGGCCAGAGTGGCCAGCTCTTTCTTGTCCATGCCCTTGTTACGGCTTTCGACATCGAACAGGATGTCGATGAAACGCGCCGCATCGGTGTGCGAGTACCAGACGTAACAGACGGCAGCCGCAATGACGGAAGTCGGCTCGTAGTTCGCGAACTCGTTCTTGAAGAGCGAATCCATGAACGAACGCAGACGGCTCCAGGCCTTCTCTTGGCTGTCGGTTTCGATAACGAAGTTACCGGCAGTGGCGATCTGGTTCAGGTCATCGCGCAGGGTCGATTGAATCGCCTGACGGGAACGACGTTGCAGGTCAGCCACATGGGCACGTTGACGCACAGCACGATCACGCTCGTAGGCTTCGGTCAGGAACTCGATGTTGGTGACTTCGAGCAATTCCTTACCGTAGAACTTACGGCCGACGATTTCGTTACCGATCAGTGCTTCGATGGTCAGGCCACGATCCAGCATTTCGCTGTAGACATCGCCATTGACCTTGATCACGCCGTTGGTAGCGCGTTCAGCACCGCGGTACAGAGCCATGGTGTTGGTCGAATGGGAGTTCTGGATGATGGTCTTCAGGGCGCGCTTGGCAGCGACGTTAGCGACCAGGCTACGGTTCATGCCGTATTGCTCAGCATTCATCGTGACGCCTTGCTTAGGCACTTCGATGTTACGCACAACGATGGCCAGTGGCAGGGTGAAGTTGACGTCGATGTTGTTGACGTCAGTACGGCCCGACAGGACTTCGTAGATAGCCTTGTAACCAGCGCTATCGTCATCAGCCAGCAGTTCTGCCAGCAGATCGTTGAAGCCACCGTCGTCAGTCAACTTGGCCAGAGATTCGATCTCCGAAAACTCGTAGGCGCCGAGATTGACCAAACCTGGAGAAGACACCTGAGGAGAGTTCTCCCAACCTTCAACGTACTCGCGGCCGGCGCTGTGTTGGAACACTTCAGGCAGGTAGTAGTACTCGACGTTGTACGGCAGAGGGACGATATCGCTACCTTCCATTACCGCAGCATAAGCATCGATAACTTTGCGGATGTGTGGGTTCACCGTATTGCGGGTGAAGTCCAGGGTGTTACGAACACCGCCGATGGCGAGAATCTTGATCTCGGCAAACGCAGCAGCATGTTCTGGACAACGGCTGAGCTCGAGCAGCATCTTCGAACCGGATTCGAAATCGAACTTCTCCGGAATCAAGACGCCATCCATCGGAGTCTCACGGCAGATCATCGACATCGGCGTATCAGGTACGCAGCTGATGCTGATACCGCGATTGCTGTAGTCCTGGGTCAGCGCAATGGCGACCGAAATAGCTTTGGGATCAAGCATCGCATTTCTCGCTCAGCAGTTTGTTGAGGGTTGCCGCAGCCAGAACCTTGACGTTCGACTGGGTGATTTTCTCACCATCGATCACGGCAGCGACATCGTTACCGATGACCTCGAGCGCGATATCGCTGATCAGCGCAATGGCCGTCGCGATAGGCACGAGGTTCTTCATTTCGTTGGAAGTGATTTGGCTCATTGGGGCACATCTCCAGTGTACATATATCACCACACCCGGATATCCGGGTGTGGCTTGAGGGGGAAGCTACTGATCGTCGCCGAAGTACATCTCGTAGGCAGACTCACCGATGTAGCGAAGCGCTGTGTTGGTACTACCAATAACAAATGGGCTGGTAACGATACGGTCGATACACGACTTGGCACCGAAGATCAGATCCACTGTTTCACCAGACAGAGTCCGGTTGTCACCAAACAAGATCGCACCAACGGTGGACTTCATCTGGTTGGCAATAACCAATTTGTCACCTACACCCATTCCGACAGGCGTGGTGATGTAAACAAGAATGACCGCTTGACGGGCTTCGAGATTGTAACCCTCGATCCGTACGTTACGCGGCACTGCACCCGGCGTGTAATCTTTACCAAGCCGTTTAGCAGCACGACGTCTACGCTTTTCAGACGCAATCACGATCTCTTGCAGCGTATCCGACATTTCATCGATGTCGCCGTTGTAGAACACTTCGATATCGGCGACGACCCCGACCGCTTTAGCTCTGGGCGCAGCTGCACCCCATTGACCCAGCGTCTCCCTGGTGTCGTCATCATAGAGCCCTGCTGCCGAAGAAACAGCGCCCCTGATCGTGCATAGAATTGTGTCAAGGTCGACCGTATCGCCTACCTTTACCAAGTCCTCAACCCCTTCAGTGAAGTTGATACGCACCGGTTTGAGCTTTGAAACGTTCGTCAACATCCTCGATGCAAACGCAACCGACAAAGAACTACTGTCCTCAACGGTGTACGTAGCCTCACGAAGAGCCACACGACCAATACAGCCGTTCATGTAGTCGACACGAGAAGGATCCAACGGGCTCGGCTTGAAGAAGCCCGAGTTATACGTCACGACATCAAACTGCTTGAACTTCTCACCGACCTTGAGGCCAGACAGGATGGTGTGCGGATAGATAGAACCTTCCGCGGAGGTGTGGATCAAACCCAATGGATACTTACCTACCGAACCATCCTTGTAGGTAACCGCCATTGAATCTTCAGCCACTTCAGTAACTTCACCATCTTGCTCTGCGGTAACCGCAAACTCAGGACCCATCCGAGAAGCCAGTACCCGTTCCATCCCGGTACGACACCCTTGGACCTCAGAGCCTACAGTCATGATCCCGTGACCGTGTTGGACGTTGATGAAGTTGATCCGTTTAGGATCGTCACCATCCGCACCAAAGCTCAGCAGAGCAGCAGTCGACATGATAGACGACGCACCATCACGCTTCTTATCCCAGATTCGAGTAGTGCCCCGAGCCGTAGTGATGTTAGCGTTAGGTGCCAGATAGGTAATGATGGCTACGTCACCGGAGTCCACCGTACCTTCTGAGATCAGGCCCATGTCTTCGTCAGTAAACAACCGAGCAGACGCTACCATCGCACGACGAGACCGCCCACCGCGCCCACCGAACGTAATCACTTCCCGCTCACGCAACGCATGGACAGGGTTGATGTTGTTCACTGGAGCAGTCGTAGGGTCTTGTACAATCGCGTTGGTCACGTCATTAGGGTTGATCTGTACAGACGATCTGCCCGAGGCTACACGCGCATTGTACGCCCGCATCGCTTTAGACATAGTCTCGTAGATCATCCCAGGAATACGCTCGTATCCCCTCACCCGTTCAAGACCTTGTACCAAACCGGTCTTGTCGTCTCGCCTTGATTTCACCACATCTGTCACGAGCATCTGCACAGCGCGCAGTAGCAGCTCGGTATACGTGGTAGGCTCATTCATCCAACGCAACAAATCCTCAGTCATCGGATCGACGAAGAAAATGTTCATCGAATCCAACTCACGCAGATAGCGACTACCTGTACCATCTCGGTCAAGCACCGCCGCGTATACATCGCGATCGTTGAACAACTCGATGTCGTAGTTCTTGATCACGTTCTGATACAGATTGAAGCCACTCATCAACATCGACACGTAGATGTTATCGCGATTGAAGACGAGCGTTTCATTCTTGAACCTGATCGCGTACTCGTTGCTTTGCAGGTTGAGTTTCTCGCCAATCACCACCCGGCGAGGTTTTGCTTTGATGACCTTGAGCAGACCATCGATGCCCAGCAGATAGGCCAAACAGAAGCCAGTCGGGAGGGTCTTCGAATAGATCTTCATCTCAGCCATGTACGTAGGTGTTGACAATGGATTAGTTTCAATCCCTGCCAAGTTCTCGATCGTGTCAATATCGACCAGACCTTCACCTTCGATTGCATAGATCATGCCGTTAGGACCCATCAACAGCGGGGTCTTACGGTTTCGACCTACCAACACCCAGCCAGGCTTTTCATGCTGGAGCTCTTCAGCCGAATAACCCATCTTCTCAACCCGACGGTTATAGTCGAAGAAGAGATCGTACTTGTCGACAGTAAACGCAGCAATGGAACCTGCAATTGTACTGTAGATCAGAGGCACGTCAGCTTTGTAGTTGGCCACGGTACTGATCACAGCTTTCGAGATGTGCGCATCATCAGGATCACGACACTTCAGGATAAGCTGTGCAAGCAACCAGTTACTGTAGCTGAACTTCTTGCGCGCAGAGCGTTCAACGAACACTTTGGCGTAATAGCTCGACAAAGCCACACGGGTTGGAGATACCTTACGGATCGGCAAGTCGGCCCGCTGCTTACGCATGCGGTAGTTCGTACCGTTATAGAGGAACGTACCGTTAGGCTTGATCACAGGCACCGGGATCTTGATCGTAGAGGTAACGCCCAACGCCGGTGTAAACTTGACGATGTGAGTCTCACGATCATTCACGGCATCGGTATACCGATCGATGCTGTATCCGGTAATAGCCACAGCGCCACGCTGCATCGAGGAGACGCACCGCATGATGTCTTTGGCCATGATCTTTTCGATGTACTGCTTTTCCATCGCATCGACACGAGAGTGGGTCAGCGAAGGATCAGTCACGACATCGTCATCAGTCAGAGATACTGGCTTGATGATGAGATCTTCTTCAGGGATTTCCATCGCCTCTTTAAACGTCTTGTCGCTACCATACGGATCAGGCAGCGTTTCAAACACGTTCGAGATCTTGACCAGTCGACGATACTCGCCGGGAGACAGCAACCCTTTGGAAGCCATCTCGTCGGCTTTGTTGATCAAGGCTTGCCCCGGTTCAGCAGGCTTACCTTTAGCGATCAACGCATCGATATCGATCGGTGCTGTTTCGATGATGTTACCTTCATCGTCAGTCTGCTCTTCGATGTGATGTACCGACTCCTTCAGCTTATCAAGCTCTTCGAGCTCCCGCTCCAGTGCTTGCAACTCAGCGTCGTCATCGACCAACTCCTCGCTGTTCTGCTGAGGATCTTCATCGTCGACATTGAAGTCTTGGACGTCGATAGCCGCATCTTCAGGATTCTCTTCAACCAGAGGGTCCTGCACGATAGTCTCGGCAGTGTCCGTAGCGATCGGAGTGGTAGCCTGATGGATCAGGGTCAGCAGCTTCAGGACGCGCAGAGAGAACATCGCAGGGTCCATGCCCTTTGCCCGTTCACGAGCCTGCTTCTCATCCTCGCCGTCGACCGGTTCGACATCAGAACGAAGATCATTGAGCCAGCCAAGGTTGAGCACAACCCAACCGTTCATGCGACGAACGATCAGGTTAACCTTACTGTAATACTCAGGCTTGATCTGTCCCAGCAGACTCATGTGTCTCATCTTGCCGGACCACATGAAGAGATCCGCTACCATCTTGAGCTCAGGAGTCCGGATCTTAGACAAAGTGTCAGACGTCTGACGAGAGCTGTACTCACGCAGAGCAGACAGAGCCGGCATGACTTCAGGCAGCTCCATCTCGATAAATTGCTGGCGGTTACTTACAGCCCCCAGCTCGTTCACCTTGTTGACAACTTCCTGATAGATGTTGCGCCACATGTACCAGCTTGCCCGGAACGATGCAGCATACTTGACAACATGAGCCAGAAGGCTGTAGTTGAAGATCACCGTCGAACGAGGGTCGGCTTCGAGACGTTCCAACTTACGCAGAGGTCGGAAGATCCGATTGACTCGACGGTAGTTGGTGATCATGAGGTCGACGTTCGAGAACGCTCGGATGGGCGATCCGATCGGGTTGTTGTACTTGGTCACATGTTCGATGAAAGGCATCTGCGATGTGGTCAGAAAGATCTGATCAGATGCCTGCGGCCCTACCGTTACGCCATCAACTGCGACATAGTGCAGGATGGAATAACGAGGCAGCTGGAGTTTAGCAATTGGGTAAGTGGTAGGCAAACCCAACTGCGCATTCCGGAACAAAGTGTACCGAAGACGATACTGTTGATATTGCAGCATTTCTGCCATGGTAACTGTCCCTTCTTATGCCGGGCCGAGTACATGTTTGATATTGGGTGTCGGCGCTTGACGGACATGGTCGAATCGACTGGTCAGGTTACGGACGACGAGCTCTGCGGTGTCATACACCACACTGGCACGAGGACGGCCATCTGGACGTACCCATGCAGCACGAGTGCCGAGATAGCGTTCGGTCTCTTCAAGAGATTCCTTGACCATCACTGTCGTAGCTGAACCGGTGTCACCATCGAAGTCAGCACCCAGCCCAGAAAGACGAGATGGATGAGGAGACTCGGAGTCATGGTAAGTGGTCAACCCAAACTTCGGATATTCCACAGCCATGTTCTCAGGCTTCTTCGACAGGTGCCAGTGATCATCGAGCTCGTAGCGAACTTCACCTACCGAGGTGGAGCGAACATAAAGCCTGGAAGGATACGTCGAGTCATCACCCTCAATTGGGTAACGAACGATGTCAGTGAAGTATTTACTCCAGTGAGCGTAACCTGCCAGATAGATCAACTCCATCAGTGTGATAGGGTGAACCGCTGCGCTATCGAATGCTTTCGGCAACTGGTCGATCGAGTCAAAGATCTTGAAGGACTCTTCGCCCAGATACACCAGCGACAGATAGTTGCCGGCAATCACTACCGGACGATGTCTGGCCTCAACATCAATCAGGCTGTTGATCACATCACGCAGACCGTCTTTGGTAGTCCAACGATCTCGCTCAGCTGGGGGAAGATCTACCCAGACTTGTTTGAGGGTCTTTGGATCGACCAACGGAACTGCACCTTCGCCAGCGGTAGCAATCTTCGCGATTGAACCGTTACGCAACCAATGGATGACCAGAGGCGCGAGCGACACTGCCGCCTGATACACGCCAAGCATCGAGCTGTCAAACGACGGCACGTTCGGTGAATCCAAATGGATACCTGAGGTGTCCATCGAAGTCAGAACGTTGCGAGTACCTTCACGAACCCGGCGAGAAGCCCAGCGGTCTTTGAGGAAACCACCTTTACCGCCCTGCATGTTCTCCATGTACTTGTAGAGATCATTGACGTTGTTCTGAAGTAGGTGTCTGACTGTGTCGTACACCGGCGAGATCATGTCGTTCGACTTGGTGATCGTCTTGGTGGCCGACAGTACGCGCCAGTAGAGATCGTTGATCTCATGCTTGGTAGGCCGTCCATCGTCACCGACCTCGACGTCGCGCAGACCAGCTGGCATGACGATCAGGTTCTTCATGGTCCAACGATGACGCCAGCGCTCAAGAAACTTGATCCGCTCACTGCGAGCCGGGGACTTGTTCGCCTTGAGAGAAATGTTCTGCATGTTTTCAAAGAAAAAAGAATAACCGGTCTGAGCGTCTTCACCCATACTCGGAACGAAGTCGCCAATCGCCGTATCAAACTTTGCAGTACGAGTACCAGCGAGGATATCCTTATATAGCTCGCGCATCCCGATCAGATCTCGATAGATCTTCGGATGGATGATGCGAACCATGAGGTTGATCTTACCGTAGACTTCGTCCCGCTCAGGCGAACCAACGAGTCCAAAGATGCGGGTGGAAAACAACCCTTCATCATGGAAGTCGTTACTGGCTCCGTCAAAGATATCGGTACGCGTAATCTCGGCGATGTGTTTCAAGTCAGCGTCTTCTGCGTGCAAAATCCACAGAAGCGCAGGTAGCATGTCCTGTTTCAAGACGGATCACCTCACCTGACAAAAGTTTTATGAATAACAGACTCCCATAAAGAGAGACTCGGTATGGCCAAGAAAGACGAAGTCAACTTCGGCGAGGGAGACCTGGACGATCTGAATTTTGACGATATGGATTGGGGTGACGATGGTGATCCCTTTGCAGAGACCAAAGATGACAGGTCGCCAATACACCACGCCAAGGACGGATTCAAATCTGGTCTGAAGAATAGACTGACTGACCCAAGCCTCTTCAAGCGCCTGATTAAGAGCGCTATCCCGAAGGGTTATGGTCAGGCTATGGATGCATACGATGCGCTGGATGAAGGCATCGCAGATGTACTCCGTGACAAGCAATCAGACCTCAACCCTTACATGCTTGCAATGCAACGCAAGCTCAAGAACAACCCTGCTCTTCGTCGTCTGTTGCCAAAGTCCGTTATCGAAGCCGCTGAGTCCGCCACTGAGAAATCGTCGTATAAAGAACACGACGAACTTGGTGAGAACATTGCAGGACTCGATGATCTCCTGAAGATTACGGCTCAGTCCTCTGTCGAGAACAAGTTCAACGATGCTGTAAAAGGTGTACGTGACCAGAAGCGTTTCAGCGCGTCGATGAAAGTCGACATGATGATGGCTAAAGGGATCGGTCGTCTGGTAGCGTATCAAGATAACATCCTGATCAATTATCAGCGCAAACACCTGGAAATCAGTTATCGTCAACTGGACGTAGGTCTTCGTACACTGAAGTCTCAAAGTGAGTTCTTCGGTGGTGCTGATAAAGCACTCAAGGCTATCGTCAAGAACACCGCGCTTCCTGATTTCGTCAAGATGCGTAACCGTGAAGTCGTCGAGCAGCAGCTCAAGAATAAACTGGTGCAAGGTCTGGCATTGTCTGCTGGCGCTTATGCCACCAAGTTGTTCTCTGGCGTCAAGAAGAATGCTGCTGACTTCCTTGGTAACGCTATTGATTTCCACAACGAGCTGGGCGCTGCTGAAGGCTTTGGGCGCAGCAAGGCTCAAATGGCTGGCAGTATCGTGGGTAGCGTTGCATCTGACTGGGTAGCCGATAAAGTCGGCCGTGCAGCAGAATGGGGCGCGAAGAAAGCTAAACCTTACCTTGACCAAGTTCCAGGAGTTCGTCGTGGCGATAACTTCCTTCGTCGACTACTTACTGACCCAGCCGCCCTCATCAACGAATACGCTAAGAGCGATACTGACTATGATTCCAAATTCGGCCTCCTTCACGCGAGCGCTAAAGGTCTGCTCGATACTCACAGTGCTGGAACTTCCATTGCCGGCCAACGTATTGACGAACTGGATGCTGGCGGCGAAGCGAAGTTTGATAACCTCTATTACAAAACAGTAACAGAGATCCTGCCTGCCCAGCTTGCGTCTATTGACCGTTGGGTCAAGACCATGGCTACGGGTCAGGATCAGGAAGAAACTGGCTGGAGTCACTACACAGGCAGTCTTGTCAAACGTTCTACGCTTGCTCAGCAGCACATGAAGATTGCTATTAAGGATAGTGGCAATTCGGTCCGTAGCGCTGTCGATAACTTGTTGGCAGAGATGGAAGCCAATACACTGTCGACTGAAGCCAAACGTGCTCTGCGTAAGAAGATGTTGGGACAGATGGCCAACAAGATGCCTTGGAAGCCTGAGTTCTACGTCAAGCCTGACAGTTGGACTGACACTGATCCGAGCGTTGCTCAAGAGATCAGGGAGTTCATCGCTGAGAAGTTCCACATCAATCTGGATACTCAAGAAAGCTACGCTGACGAAGAGAAAACCAGATGGACGCGCGATATCGGCGATACGTACAAACAAACCGCGGACACGGTGCCTGAATACGGACATAAGCTCAATGCGCTGTCTACAGTGCTTGGTCGGCGTTCGTTCCGTGAGTTGGGTATCAGTGGTTGGGATGGTAGGAACGGCGATAACATCAAACTGGATTCTCTCTACGATCAGATCCTGGCTGGTGATGAAACCGAGCTGAAGAAGAAGACCAAACTCAACGAGACGGTCAAGGAGAAAGCTAAACGTCTCCACGAAGAAGATCTGGCTCGTAAACGTCGCGCTGCGGGTATCTTCGATGTTGAGGATGATTCTGCACTGACCGGTAACTTCAGCCGTCGTCGCTATGGTCCGGGCCCAGGTCCTGCTCCAGGTCCTGTACCGCCACCCGCTCCGCCTCCGATGCCAGGACCTCCTCCAGCACCACCTCCGTTCCCACCGTCTGGTGGTGCGATTGTGGTCAAGGCTGAGATCGAATGGCCAGATCCGCTGAAAGTCTCTGACTCCGAAGCGCATACCCGTCTGGATGGCCTCAAGACCCAGATCGAAATGATCAACCAAGCGTTGGCGTTCATTGCTGCTAATGGATTGCCTAATAACGCAGGACCTGGGGCCGGTGGTGATCCTAACGATCCAGGTGGTCCGGGTGGAGCACCGGGTAGTGGCGACTTGACCGTCCGCAATGCTGCCAAGAAATTCTTCGGCGGCCTGTGGGGCGCTACCAAGTGGTCAGCTCGCACCATGAAGAACTATACGTTCGGCACTTACAAGCTGATCGGTAAAGGTCTGTGGGGTGGGGCTAAACTCGGGGTTGCTGGTGCTAAGCTTCCGTTCAAACGGATCGATGGGTTCGGAGTCTCTGACATCCACGTCTTCGGTGAAGAAGATCCGCGCATGACTGCTCGGGATATCCGCAAAGGGTATTTCAAAGACGTCAACAGCAATAAAATCGTCGAGAAGATCTCTGACATTACCGGTAAGGTTATTGACCGGGAAGGGAATGAGGTTCTCTCTGAGGAAGACTTCAAGAAAGGCTTGTACAATGGCCAGGGCCAGTCTCTGGCAGGGTTCTTGGGTCGTGCTGGGGCGAAGGTTGCAGGACTTGCCGGTAAAGGTATCGCAGGTTACTTCAAGTTCACCTACGGGACCATGTGGAAGGTTGGTAAGAAATTGGTAGAGGTTGCTCTCGATCAGTTCACGCAGTTTGATGCGTACTTCCCTGGGGATGAAGAACCTCGTATCCGATCTGTCCTGATGAAGAAAGGATATTACCGCACCAAAGATGGTGAGCCTATCTGGTCACTGAAAGACATCAAAGGTCCGGTCTACGATATCAACAACACCGAAATCGTGTCTCAGGAAGAGATCGAGAAGTACAAAGCGTTCTATACCCGCAATGGGTCGCTGCTGTTCACGATTGGTCGTGGTTTCGCTGCGGTATCCGGATCGGCTATCAAGCTGGCTGCCCGTGCTGCACTTGCTTACGGTAAGTTCGTAGGTAAGGCGTATAAGGGCGCATGGAATCTTGGTAAGAAAGTCGTAGGTGGTCTTTGGAGAAATACCTTTGGCCGACTTGGTAAAGGTAAGAGCGGGATTGGGATGCTGAACGAGGAGATGGCACAAGCTGCCGTTGAAATCCAAGGCGAACAACTCCGGGTGCAAACTGAGATCCTCGAACTCCTCAAATCCAAATACCAGACCAAGTTCTCAGCTAGCGACACTGACCATGACGGTGTTCGGGATTGGTCGTGGCAAGACATTCTGCGCCGGAAGAAAGACGGAGCAATGGGTGCTGGCATGGGCGCCTTGGCTGCGATGGGTGATAATCCTGTTGTCGACGCTATCAAGAAACTGAACAAGGATCTTGGTGACAAGCTCGATGAGTTGGCAGACATCACTGAGGAAGCAGGAGAATCTAGCCTGCTTGAAGATGCTGCTGATCTGTCGGAGATCAAAGGCGGTGGACGTCATGGCAGGCGTGGCGGGAGACGTGGTCCTGGCCGTATTCGGCGCATGGCCGGTGGTCTGTGGAACGGCGTCAAGAAAGTAGGCGGTGTCCTCGGCAAGATCCCAGGTGCTGGACTGATTGGACGTGGGGCATTGGCAGTCGGCTCCATGGCGTTGTCTGGCTTGGCTACAGCAGGTGGGGCACTGATCTCTGGTGCCGCTGCGGCAGGTAGTGCGATTGTAGGCGCGTTGTCGCTCCCGGTAGTTCTTGGGGTTGCAGCGGTCGCCGGTATCGCTTATCTAGGGTATCGTTGGTATAAATCGTCCGAGGCTAAGAAATGGCCATTGCTCTATCTGCGTATGACGCAGTACGGGGTGAGTCCTACCAACCAAGAACGTGTCGAGAAAGTTATTCAGCTCGAAGGGCTGTGTAAGGGGGCCGTAACTATCAAGCCAGACGGAACTGGCGAGATGAACCCTAACGGTATCGACATGAGTGCTTTCATGAAGATCTTCAAGGCTGATGATCAGGAAGCGCTTAACAAGCTCCTTGGTTGGATCGCTCGACGTTTCCGTCCGGTCTACATTGCGCACTGTGCTGCGATGAACAAGATCAGGGGCAATACCGATCTGTCATCGGCCGATACTGGAATCGGTGATTCTGAGATCGATACCTTCCTGACTACCGTCGACATCCCTAACATGAAAGCGGTCTATGACGACAGATCCTTGTCGCCGTTCGATAGTAAGCTAGATTGCGATTCTGGGGATGTGCTCGATGCCGTCAAAATGGTCCGTGACCGTCGGGAGACGAAGAAGGACAATGCCGAGACGCTTGCAACTAACGCTGCCAAACTGGGTGATGCGGCAGCTGTCGCTGCGGCGACTACTGTTACGGTCTCTGCGAAAGGTGCATCGCCTGACGATATTGCGAAAGGGATCAAGGTAGCGCCTGCGTTACTGGGCGGTGCCGGATCGTTTGCAGCAACTGCGGCAACTCGACAAAACTTGCAGCTTCAGAGTTTGGACATCCCGACAGCGGTGCGTTACAAGACGTACGGTTTGAAAGAGTTGAAACTCGATAAGTGTCAGCAATTGCAAGCCGCTGAAGAAATCTACTGGGATCGTATCCAGTACAGCGGCACGGATAAAGCCGTGATCAACGGTAATACCGACGAGTTGCAAGCGAAGATGATGGATATCTTCAAGCCTTCCGGAGATGTGGCTCACAGCGAAGTGATTCGTTGGATGGAGAACCGTTTCATCCCGGTGCTGCTGCAATACGCAATCTCGTGTCGCCGCAGGTTCAATGGTAACGCCAAGGATGCGCCAAAGAACCTCACTGGTCCGTTGTTGAAAGAAGTGTTGAACGAAACCACCTCGGCTAAAGCACCTACGATGTTTGGTACGGTGTCGGTCTGGTCTATCGTCAACTCTCCTTGGCCAGGCGTTGAGCTTGAAACCATGCCGGGTTCTGTCAAGATGTACCTGGACAGTATCGACTCTGGCGACACTACCAAAGTACTGAACGTAGCAGGGATGGAGACTCAGGCTCGTACTGACTCCAAGAACACAGAGTTCGGTAACCGACTGACCAACGTTGCATTGGGTAACACCACGGCTAACGGTAATCAGAATAACATCGGTAAGACCGGACCTACCCTGGCTAACTACGGGAAGATCTATGGCGGCGGTGCAGTAGCAGGCGGGATGACTGGGCAGAGCACCACGGGCTCAGGTACTGGATCGATGCTGATGACGGCTCCTAACGGAACCAAAGTCGAGCATCCGGGCGGCGGTACGGGCGGTGACATCAATACCTTACCAGATGCACACGGTAAGGGCGTTGGTACGATGGGTCCATTGATCGAATCCGCGGCTAAGATGGTGGGTTTTGATCCGAAGATCGCTCTGCAAGTAGCAGGTGTGGAATCAGCGTTTGATCCGAACGTGGATAACGGTACGGCGGCAGGTTTGTTCCAGTTCGTTAAAGGGACTTGGAAAGACATGCTGACCAAGTACGGTCCTACGTACGGTATCTCGCCGAATACACCTCGAACCGATGCAAGGGCTAACGCCATTCTCGGTATCTGCTACCTCAAGGAAAACTACGAGGGCTTGCAGAAATCATTGGGCGGTGACATCACTGACCTGCAACTGTACATGGCCCACTTCTTGGGTCTGGGCGGGGCTAAGCGTTTCTTGTCGGCTCCTCCAGGTGCACCTTCTAGTCAGTACGTTGAACCGCTATCTTTCCGCAACAACCCGTCGGTGTTCATGGAGAAAGGTCGCACTCGCACAGTGGCCGAAGTTCTTGCGGATATGCAGCGCCGGATGAACATCGGTCTCAAGAAAGCGGGTCTGCCGCCATCGGGCAGTGCTACTAGCGTATCGGATCGCGCTGCTGATCCTGCTGCCACTAACAGTGGTGCGGGCGGTAGTAAGTTCGGCGCAATGCCGGGCAGCGATAATGCCGATACTCCAGCCAGTACTGCCACAACCGCTGGCGCAGCAGTTAGTGCCGCAGATGCTACGGCGTCCGCTAATGCTCCTAAGGATGCTGCTAACCTTGGGGCAGGTACAACGGCTCCTGCATCGTACACTCCAGCACCTACTGCCGCTCCTGCTACACCAGTTGCGCCTAACGCGCCGTCTAATGCTCCGATTGATGTGGGCGATGCTGGGGTGATTCCGCCTCAAGCACCTGCGATCTCTCCAAGTAATGCGGCAGCGGCGGCTTCTCAGAGTCGTGGTCAACTGGAACGTCAGTCCTCTGCCAACGAGCTGGGCGATGTGTTCCAGAAGTATCTGACCATAGCGACAGAATCTCGCGATTATCTGAAAGAGATCGCCGGGAAGATCGATGCTATTGTTACTCGGGGCAGTGGTTCTAACTCCGATGGTCAGAAAGCTCAGCCGATGGTAACCCGGTCGGAACCAGCTCCGCGTAACCCGCTGACGGTTCACAGGCCAGATGCTGTCACGTAACCTGTCGGGGCACCTCACGGTGCCCCTTCTCTTTTTAGTTTGTGGGAGTTACGATGGCTAGACAATATCTGCTCGACAAGTCTTGGGCAGGACATGCGTTTCTCGCACCTGCTAGTTCGTTGACGGATGCCACCAACAACCGTCGTCGCTACTACACGACTTCTTCTCGAAAGTTCATCGACACAAGCCTCGGTGGACATTTCGTCATGAATCCCTTTCCTCAGTTCACAGCGACTGCGGATTTGAAACACAAACCCATCTTTGCCAGCTCTTACGGTGTCGGCAGGTGGTGGAGTGAAGTCCTCGATGACAATCAGCAGGTCGTTCACATTCGGTGTGGCGTCCCTCAGTTCAACGAGATGACTACCTTCTTTGGTAACTTCTACAACGTTTACGCCGGCTCCATGGCTCGTACAGGCCGTGCACCGTCTATCTGGTTTGACGTAGGTAAAGTTGCAGGTACGATTGGTACGCTTCCGTTCCAGCCGTTTATTCTCGGTGGCCAGATCCTCAAGTTCTTTACGGGGATGCCTCGGTCGAAGTACTACTTCCTCAAGCCAACGATGTATCCGTTCTGGCGCGCTTACTCAAGTTACGTCAACGCTATCTTCGTGAACCTTGGTCTGAGTCCTCGTTTTGTTACGGACCAGCAGCGGCGCTTCTTCGACCCGCTCAGTGTTCCTGATAAGACGGACATGTCTCAGATGGCACGGATCTTCCCTGATCTGGTATTGCCTGATGGTTCAGGTATTGACTTCTTTGCCGTGGCTACAAAGGCCCAGCGGTATGCCAACCGGTATCACAAGTCGCTCGACGCTGCTTTGGATACCATGACGAACGATCCTGCCAAACGAGCAGAAGACTTCGAACGTCTGTTAACTGAAGGTATCGAGAACGGCATCAGGGGTCTGAAAGATCCAGGCGCCAGCCTTGCTGAATACGAAGAAGCTTATCTCGCCTTTGGCGGTAAATACGATCCAAGCAAACCTACCGCGGCAGATACCGACTCGACTGAACAAGGGTTCATCTCTAAGTTCTTCGAACAGGCGAAAGCTGAAGCACGGATGGGTGCTGAGTTTATCTCGTATCGGGTTAACTTCACACCAAGCAACTCCGACAGCTTCAACAACAGTGCTACGCAGTCGTCGATCCAATCTGAAATCAACAACATGTCGGCTAAGGCAAGGATGGCTCGCTTCAACCTTGCCGATGGTAACTTGTCTGGTGTGATCGGTACGGTTGTCAACGCAGTTGCTGACGTGGCTAAAGGTGTGTTGTCGGCAGCACAGGTGGAAGGCTTCATCGCAGTAGCCGGTAACGCATTTGCTGATATTCAGAAAGTGTACGAATCGTCTTCTGCTGATCTGAACCGTACATCGTTCACTATCCACCTGAGGTCTTGGGCAGCTGATGATTGGGTTCGTTTGCAGAACCTGTTCATTCCTCTGGGCGGCTGGCTTGCAATGGGCCTGCCTCGTGCAACGGGTCGTTCCAGTTACGATGGACCATTCCTGCTGGAAGTCATCAACCAAGGCCACACCCTGATTCGTGAAGGGATGATTGAATCCATCTCTATCGAACGTGGTGTGGGAGATGTGGGTTGGGCGCAAGGCGGTAAGCCTCTCGGTATTGACATCAACATCACCATCGTCGATCTGTCAACGATCATGTCAGTGCCAATCAACCCAGGTATCAGTGACACTGCCGGTGTGTTTACTCTGGCAGCTAACGCTCTTGGTGGCGCTGTAGGTCAAGGCGAGGCTGGTATTACCGTAGCTAACGCATTGACTCAATCGACCTATGGTGAAGATAACAAGTGGACCGACTACATGGCTACATTGGGTAGCCTGCCTCTTGATGTTCTCATCAACGGTACTCGTCGTTGGCAGTTGGCGATGGCTCGTACTCGTGCTGAATTCAACCAGTGGAAATCTCCTTACCGGATTGCCAGTGGTCTGATGAGTTCGATGCCGGGTGAGTTGATCAAAGCTATCTCTAACCCGACAGACAGATCGTAGATATGACATACAGCGGGGCTTTCGCCCCGCTGTATGCTGTTAGGCTGGAATGTACGCGTTAGGGTAGAGGTCTTTGATAACCCCAGTTACATCCCGCGGCTGGAAGCCTTTAGAAGCCAACGTCATGATACCGTAATGCGACAACGATCCGTTCTCTTCGTACAGGAACAACTTCTTCGCATCAGCAGATGATGCAATGTACGGAGACAGGCTCTGCATGTAAGTACCGTTTACCAACACCTGATCCCAGTAAGGATTGATCTTGACCAACAGTGCAAACAACTCAGCCCGTTTGGCAGGATATGTGTCAACAGTATCAGCTGTACCCAGAAAGAATGAACCGAGGATCTGATTGATAGCATCTGGGTTATTCTGAATGAATGCAGCAAGACCGATCATGTCGATGCTTTTGCTGATCAGGGCGAGGTTGGAACCCTTTACTGCCTCACTCGACAGATAAGCGTAAGCGTTCTGTTTTACAGCATCCGACTGAGACTGTGCGATGACATCATCAACCAGCTCAGGAATATCGTACTTCAGAAGCATCGAAGCGGCAGCACCAATAACCGCAGACTCGGCTTCGATGTTGACGAACTTGGCTAACTCATCATTACCTGCGAGAGCGTTGATGAACTTGATCAGGTCCTCAGTACTGTTCGCATCGGCCACGCCGACCAGTAATTCGGCATTCTTGTACAGAATGCCAACGCCCTTAGCCGCATCATCGCCGATAAGGGTCCCAGCAGCTGACTGGACCTGCGTAAGCAACGAACCCCCAAGCTGACCAAGGAGGCTGGGTAAGCTGCTCCCCATGGCACTCAGGGCTCGGTTGAGCATGTCGGTCTTATCAACAGTACCAGTCTTCGATTGCATGACCAGCTGAGCGAGGTCTCTCACAGACCCCGTGTTGTTCTTCATGCCAGTGATGGCGTCAGCGAAGATACCCTTACCGGTATCGTAAATGCTGTTCTTGTTTTCAACGTTAGACAACTTGTACGCGTCTTCAACAATCATCGCGTTTTTAGAGTTGCCTTGGAAGACGGTACTGGCAAGTGTGCTGGACATAATCTACACCAATAATCTCAATACACATCATGGACAAAAAAAAGAAGAGGGGGTGTAGGGAGGCCGAAGCCTCCCAAACACTAACGCTTGCTCTCGGCAAACATTTCACTGCGAATTTCTTCAAGGACCTGAATGAACTTATCAGATCCGCGGGGGACCACTACTCGTCCATGATAGACGTAATAGTGTTCGAACGGCAACGAGGATTCGACAACGAGTTCACGCAACTCCTCGCTGTCTTCGATCTTGTTGCGGATACCGACTTTCATTTCTGCCCAGAGATTGTTATTCCATTTGATCTCTTGAGCGCTACCAAAGTTCTTGGCAGAGAAACCATCCATCGCCCGCAGGTCCTCGTGCCGCATCCCTGTCTTGAGGTAGTAGTACAGACCTTCAGCGCAACGGAACAATCCGTAGTCTGGATGACGTGTACGTAGATCGGATAGATTGGTAGCTAACCGACCGAGACGGGTTTTGGCTTGGGTCCAGCAGTTGATGTGTTGCTCACCATCATCGGCAGGATTAGGTAGGTTAATCATTTACCGTCCTCGTTGTCGAAGTTAAGAGACATCTGTTCTTCAGGTACTTCTTCCTCCTGAGGCTCATCCTCTTCCTCAGGTACTGGTGCGAGAACAAACCGGTTCATCGTCTGCACTGTGTGGTGATGTTTGCGGCCAACCGCATCTTCCATCGTCAGTGTAAACGTATAACTCCTTGGCCCTAACAGCCGCACCATGGTCACAAATCTGAACCACGGTATACTGTCTGAAGCCAGAGCTCGCGTCAGGTTACTTTTCTCCTGACTGACCTTGACCAGATCACACACACCTTTTCGATTGGTATGGACCTTTCGGTAATATCGATCGGCCAGGTTATCGAACTTGGTGATAGAGATACCGTGCGTTGCCATGATGTCACGAAACAGTTTAGCCAACTCGTGGGAAGTGGCATCTGCCTGTTTATCACTGGCTTGCATGATTTCTCGCCAAGTGCTGATGCTCTTTCTACGACCTGCTTTCTTGTGCATCGCCATGCGGAAATATCCTAAATGTGTCCGAACTTACAGTGGGTCTGATGGTTCGGCGAAGAGGATGGAGTTACTTGTCGGTTCCTATCTGATTCAAACGGGTGAGGATTTCAACAGCGTCACTTACTATTTGGTAGAACTCCTTTCTCATGTAAAAATAATAGCTATGCTTCGGATTGATGGATAGCTGCTCAATTAGATCATGTATGACTATGACCTTCTCGGTTAGCACGCTCGCTGTTTTAGCAGGCGTCCAGTATCCTACAACATCTTCGAACAGGAAATCAGGCAAGCAATCGTACAGCTTCATTGCATCGCGCTCTTCCCACCACAGAGGAGCTGTCTGATCGGTCTTGATGCATTTGATCATCATCTCAAGGCGTTTACACAAGTCCTTGATGTGGGGACTGTATGTATGAACAATGATGTCAAAGTGGGTGATGTCTAACCCAGCGAATTTCTTAGCGGAGACCTGTTCTGATAAAACGAACAGTAGATCCCACACATCTTCAGGCAATGGTTCTTCCGGTTGAACTCCAATCCCGTAGAACTCTTTTAGCCATTTAATCAATCGTTTGAACATAAAACCCCTCCTTAGGAGGGCATGCGTTAGGGAGAGTAGTAATGGGTGACTACGTAGATGACAAAGAGCTCGAGCAGGAATATCTTCCCCACTCCCGTAAAGTGGCTGAAGACATCACTGACGCTGAACTCGAACCAGAGCAAGTCGTAAAGTTCGGTCAGCGGATGCGTAAACTTGCCTTCAATCAGGTAACCGACCACGGCACCAACTTGCAAGGTAACCTTGGCGATGCATTGCAGATCCTGCGCGACATGGATGCGGCTGCATTAACCACCCGTAAACTCAACATCGAGGATAAGGTGGCTAACGATGGCCGGAAGATGGTAGAGATCGCCAACGCTATCCGTAAGGAAATGGGTGGCGACCCCTACGCCATCACAGAAGAGAACCAAGCTACTGTCAGACCTCGCACCACCAGTCCGCTGCCAGCAGTCAGACCGGTGATACCGGTTGAGCTCCGTCCTGGGGAGGATGCTCAGGGGGAACAGGTTCTTTCTGTCGCGAACTATATACGTGAAGAGGAATAGCCGGGTTGTGTGAGGCATAGAACGACGGCACGTATGTCAGCGCCACATGTCTCACGAACACTGCACTCCTCGCCCCGAAAGGGTCCTGGATCTCCGAGGTTGCCTCAGGGATGACGCCGCTCGATGCAATGGTCGGTGTGACCAGCACGAGGTTAGGGATCGGCTTGAGCTGTAGTGCTCCAGGCCTGCCTTCTTCCATGGTCCAATGTGGTGCCAACCATTCTTCGTGGTCGTACCATGCCATCATGTCGTACGTTGCATCGACATACCCAGGCGTCAATTGTTCAGGCGTCACGTAGACCGTCTCAACATCAACGTTAGGGGGCATATGGTAGCGAATAGACCGGACGATCCATGTGCGCTCCTGAGCGGTCAAGTCATCGTACGGCCAGAGATTGATGTCGAGACCTAACTTGAGGTTGTTCACACCACGATCGATAAACTTCATCGATGCTTCTTCGAAATCCTTCTTCAGGAAATAGATGAAGTCAGTGAAGCGTGCGAAGAACAAGTTGTCGCCATTGCGATTCTTGTACAACTCTTCGTACATCGCGGTTGGGATACGGCCCTTTGACAAGATCTCGAAGTTGTCCACGTACCGCATGCGGTAAGCTTTCAACCTGATGACCTCATCGGCAGCTATGCTGTCGATGAGGGACATTGTGCCGTATCTGGTGTCAAGCAGCATGTCAAGGCTTACTAACGCCCGTTGCCTCATTTTCAGCATCCTTCTCAACTGGGCTGCGTTTGATACCCGCAGCGATGGCAGGATACGCTTTCGCGAGGTGTCCAGTCCCGTCCGACATGTAGACCAGGTACATGAACACGACCCAGGCGTTAGTCCTGAGCGCCGTCAAATACTGTTCTTCCTTGCCGGTGAAACTAACCACCTCCGGAGGAATTGATTTAGACGAACTCGTCCAGGTCAAAGAACGAACGATGTCGAGAAGCACCGTGTTGCTATTGTGCGGACTGTTCGTGAAGATGTTGAGAGAACTGGTGCGGAACATGAACTCATCAGTCATCGACATCAATTGATCATAATCGATATCAAATTCCCGAAGAGTATCCCACAGCCTTCCAACGGATTCGACGCTGGTGAGAACCGCACGCCAGTTAATGCGGAACCGAGCAGCGAATGCCAGATTCATGCACTGTAGTGCGCGTTCTTGAGTGACCGCCTGACGAAGCAATACTTGCTCCGCCAGTACAATCAGATCAGCGTTATACTGGACCTTTTCGAGCATCATCAGGCACCTGAGTAGCGGGGTTGAGGTTGTTGCCGATATGCATGCAATTGAAGTACGTTGCAGCCGTCAGCGTTGACTTGGCGATACCGAGATTCATGAGGTCAGCCATGCTGACTTCTCCGTTCTCAATCAGCAGTCGAGTAAACTCTCGATAAGCTGCACCATCCCCGCCCCGTACTTTGGCGAACTCCATCATGGTGTTATCAAGACCACGAGAGAGAAGTGCCACACCTTCAGGACTCGAAATACGACTACCTTTCGAATCGCTGGTAGGTTGTTCGGTCAAGTCGTCAATCCGCTGGTTGTGTTCAGGGATAGAACGTTTCTTGACAACCGTCTGTGCCTGACGACGTACCGGCAAGTCATACACCGGGTATTCGTGAGGTGTGACATAACGATCACCCGTCACCGGGTCAGTCATGACGAGACGATGCGCAAGGCTCTTGCCAAGGTCTCTGACGATCTGGTAGTTACGGGCGATGGAGATACGTTTGCCGGAGAGGTTTGGCAGATAGAACGGCAGGAACTCCCGATTCTTCAGATCCTCATCTGTCTTCACCGGTTTGAGCTTTTTGAGATAAGACTCAAACTCGGGATCAGACATGGCGTTTAGCTTATCACCCAGGAGTTTCACGTTAGTGTCGTCTCCTGGGATGAACTTAGCGATCTGCTCGAGGATGAATGCCGTCACTTTCTTTCGTTTAGCATTCATGACATCATCACCCCTTGAGCAGATCGAAACGAATCACTGTCGGCAGGACATGCGACTCGAAGTACTTGGCCCACATCGTAGGATGCAGGTCGTCACGCAGGCACTCGCGCTCATCGAGCGTTGCGCAAGGCGCGTCAGCCAGACGACGACGGAAGTAGTGATTGAGTTCGATCAGATCGTCCTCGTCATTACCCTTCGAAACAAACGTGCTTTCAAACACCTTGGCTTGCGAAGGCTTTTTATCTTGCAGGAGGTCGCGCACTTTAGCGACCAGGGACTTAGTAGTCATGTAGCAGGTCCTATTACAGTAGCCTTCGGAGGCTCTGGCGGAGCACCAGTTTCGGTGACCGGCGGCAGGCCCATTTCTTTGCGTGACTTGGGATACCAGTACGGGTGGTAACGACCAGCCCGAATGCGCAGCAAGTCCATAGTTGAGAGGTAAGGGATCTTTTCCCCATCCTCAACGGTCATGAACCAGAAGCGGGTATCTAACAGCAAATTCCAGTCATACCCCATATTCTTGATCTCTCCATAGAGAGCAGTAGGGTCGCAAACCAAAGACTGGTCGAGTTTGTTGTTGTAAGTGAACTCCCAATACATCTCAACGAGGATCAGCCACGCTCGTCCGATCTTTGGATTCTCACGCATCTTCAGGCGCAGGTCAGTACGCTGAAGTTTGATATCTGGCATCAGAGCCGGGGCGAAGAAACGATTGCCCTTGTCGTGAGCAAACACACCGAAACCACCACAGTCTTCTTTGAGCCAGTAGTAGTTCGACAGATCGATCAACATGCCTTCGTTCTGAGACATGAGGAACGGGAACGGCACACCGGAGATGCCGTATTTGCCGCGCATGTTGCTGATGGTGATCTTGATCAGGTCGCTGGCTTGTGCTTCATCACCTGGCTCGTACGGGTAGTACGGTTCGGTATCTTTACCAGAACCGTTGATCAACGGTGAGTAACCCGTGATGATGTAGCAGTTACCGGTAGAGAAGCTGAAGTTCTCAGGCACTCGCTTGAGTTTCACTTCGCCTTTGTGCATCTTCAGAAGCTTCTGAGACGGCTTCTTAGGATCGAGTTCATACGCCTGGCCGACTTGAGACGTAGCGACAAGATAGAACGCATGCTTGGCGCAGAGGTCGCTGATCTGATCGACGATCTGACTCTTACCACTGTTAGCCCGCATTGCGAGCATGTTGTTGTCTTTGTGGCCGATGTCGTTCTCTTCGAGCATCTCTTCAGCCGTCTGAGACTTCATGGCCGAGAAAGAGTCCCAGAACGAAATGGTCGGCGTCAGGTATTCGTAAGGCTTGCCGGTATCCGGGTGGATGATTTCCAGCTTGACCTTCTTCTCGTTCTTGAGTCGATCTTTGCAGAACTTCTTGACGAGGGAGAACAGTTCCGTGGCGTTGTAATCCACAGACCGTGTGAAAAACATCCGCCCAGCTTCCAACAGGTTCTCAGGAACATTGTTGTAGGCTGTACGAGCCCCCATGCCGCGACGTACGAGGGCTTCGATACGTTCGATGACCATGGTAGTCTCAGCATCGTGGACGTGCATAGAGGACTTCGAGAACGCTCGCAGTACAGCGCCAGATACGGCAGCAGCCAGAGTGGACTTACCCATGTTCGGCATTGCACCAATCGACCAGAACAGGGCGAAGCCACCGTTCATGATCCATTGGCCTTTGTGACCTAACACCCATTGACCGGCCGAGCAGTCAAGGACAGTGCCAGTGTTTGGCATCGGATAGAACGGATCAGCTTTCTTTTCGAAAAAGTCTGCAAACACAGTGGTTGCTCCAAAGAAGTGTTTATCACAAGATAACGATACTGTGTAAATAAATAGGCTCTGTTATGAGCTCATCCAACATACTAGGGTCCGTCTATGCCAAGCACTCCCGATAGCCTCAAACAGTATTCCGAAGAAGCAATGAATAACCTGGAATACATTGTCTCGAAAGGAGCACAGCTCAGCACAGAGTCTGCCAGCATTCCGCTCGTAGACACCCTGAAGTCTTCCTTCCAGGACTACCTGACCACCCTCACCACCTTCATCAATGGCCTCAAGGTTACGAACTATCGTAAACAGTTCATCGATGCCAAAGAAGTGGTTGAGCGTCTGCGCACGTTTGACTTCAGCAAGTCTCGCCTGCTGGAAGTGACCGTACCGGCCGGTTTCAATGGCAAGTGGATTCCATTCCTTGAACTGCTGATCAAGGACATCCTGCCGCCAGTCACCACCGCCGATACCACCTTGCGTCTGATCAACACCAAGTTGGCCCAGGCATTGACCGAACCTACTCGGTTGAAAGCACAGTCGGGTATCCGTAACCTGACCGGCACCATCGCGTTGGTAGATGGTGAAGATTTCGAGAAAATGAAGAAGGTCTTCGCAAGTCACAGCAAGACATCGGCTACTCTTTCGAGCGTAGTTGATCGTAATGCCGATGTGGATCGCGCATACCAACTGATCAACCACCTCAACGCCGATCTGGCTGCGGTGGACTTCTCGGGTATCCAGAAACTGTTGGAACGTCTTGGTGAATTGACCAAGGCGCTCAAGGCTACTCTGGAAACAGAAGAGCACACCGAGATGTCGGGCCTTGTGACCTCGCAATTGTCGGACCTGTTCTACAAAGTCGGCATCACTATCACAGCCGGCGCTGTGCTGATGGATCTGACAGAACAGCTGAGCGAATCAATGCTCAATACGCGTGACCAGCTTCTGACTCAAATCCCCAAGACCGAAGCATAAAAGCCACCCTCATCCGGCTAGGCCGGATGAGGGCGTCACTCACGCAACTTTAACGCTATCGAACACTGCTTTGATATCGTCTGCAACAACTTCGGGCTCCCCATAACGAGTCCAGAACGGCGCGTCTGCAACGATCTGTCTCGCCAAATCCAGGAAGCTCTTAGCGCCTTCCTTGTATTGCGCCAGATATCCATTCAGGTCAATCTTACCCCAGACCATCCCGCTAATAGCAGCCGGAAAGAGTAGGGTGCGGTCACCATGCGCCAGATGAAAACGCTTGTTCACGTCCTTGAGCTGATCGAAGGTGGGATCCTTTACCCCAGTCAACGAGAAGAACATGGACGCGATGAAGATCATGCGTTTTATGCCGTAATTTGGAGCTTGGGGCTGGCGATTGCCCTGTGGCTCCAAATCACTAGCGCGTCTGCGCGGTGTAGGTGAGGTGGCACTCATAGAGAACCTCTACGATGGATTGAGTTTGGGTTGTTTAACAGCGTAGTACAGGTTAGCTGCCGTGCGTACCCAAATACCAATATCACCAGAATTCAACTCAACGATAGTAGCGTATCTCCCTACCACGTCGGAATCCCTCCAAGTCACTACCCTAACAGACTTTACATCTTCTGCCAAAGCTGATAACTGGTTCCTGGAGAGGATGTCAGCTCCAAGTATCACCCGTATCTTTCCTTCGAAAGGTTTCGGTGCATCCTGCAACCGCTCGAGATTAAAAGTAACTTTAAGGTCGAGGAACTTGGTAATCTGGCTGATTCCGGGCCCGAGTTTGCGGACGGTTTTCTTTTTCTCCTCCCGCTCCTCATAGAGTATGTTTGTGATGTCTGTGGTGACATATGCGCCATCATTGGCCATCACGCCATCCAGAACCCTTGTCATACTCTCCCACTGGTTCACCCCACGGAAGCCGAGCCCAGCTGGCCGCATCTCTACCAGGAGTTTTACATCCTTGGCATCGAGCAACGTGTTACGCTTGGGATCATTGAAGAGGAACGTCGTTCCATGCTCCGTGAGTTCCTTGTAGGTCTTGGGCATAAAGATCGCATCAAGGTGACCAATGATGATCGCCCCGTATTGCTTCGGATCTTTAGACATGGCTGCTTGACGCAGATTCTCCATGACCGGATCTGGTTCCATGACTCTGACGACACCCAGAAAGTTATCCGAGTAGTGCTTGCCGTACAGTTCGTCTTCCTTATCCTTGGTCCCATGAGAGCCGGTGTAGTAGACGTGGGAGCCATCCTCACGTTTGTAGTCATGGTCGGTAGTCGAGAAGTACCAACGAGGCGCCTGCAAGATCCTGGGCACCACACTCTTGACATTCCAATACCCCTGAGCAGGCGATTCCGTAATCACCACCTTAGGATCGTCATTACTGGCCAGCACGATTCCTCGTGCTGCTAATGCATCGGCTGTGGAGTTACCGATGCTGGCATCTCGTGGGATATGCGCCAGCTTTATTTCGACGATGTCCTTGAGAGCGACATACAGCTCACCTACCTTCTTCCACAGAGGCCATGACTTCACCGCAGTATTGCGTACTGTCATCCCATCACGACTCATCCAGTCCAGCAAGTGATCCACACCCTTGACCACATACATAGAGTCAGAGTAGATCTGGACAAACTTGAGGTCTGGACGAATCACCAGATATTTGAATCCTTCCAGCAATGCTTCGAGCTCAGACTCGTTATTACTGATCAGTGTCCGACTACCGCCCACGATGTCAAAGTAGGTTTCGACCGTCACCTTGTTACCGATGATGTCAACCCCAATGTACCCGTTATCTGTAGGTACTGCTTTGGGATTACCCGTGCCCCGTTTGGGTGCATCATCGTTGTAGATATACCCGTGGACGCCCCGACCCGCATAGCGCCGATCGAGATCCCATCCGCCGTCAATGTAGAGTATAGCTTTTTCGTTAAGTGTGGCTGTTAACTCAGACATCTGAGGTTTCCTATACTCGAGTTCGCCTAAAGAATTAGTAGTCTTTGTAGCTTTTGACTATTTAGTTCGATGACCTTCGAGTGTACATCTGTAGGCAGCCTGCAAACGTCGGATTTCTTTGCGGTGAATCTCAAGCGTATCAAACAACGTACCCATCATGACCTTGGCGGCCTGCGGGTCATTGGTGTCGAGCTTATCGACCGTTGGGAGCTTGGGCAGTGCATACTCCTTCAACTCGGTGAGCTCAAGCTCGGTACACTTGTCATCCTTGCTAGGCGATCCATTAACTACCGCCTTTACTTCATGGGCCGGTTGATTGTCGTTGGTGTAGATATACACTGACGACTGAGGGGTTATAGTGCACGACCCTAGCAATAGACATGTAAACTTTAGCAGGAGTCTGTTTTTTAGCATGGCGATTACCGTTGTTCTAATGCTCGCAGTCGTTCTTCAAAGTAAGATTTCAGGCCATCGCTAGTGGGTTTATCCTGAGTCTTACTCGCCTTGTTGATGATTTGTGTTGGAGGCAGTTTATTATCCGGTAGACCCGGTAGTGTTGCAGGTGGTACACCACACCGCTGGAGTTGCTGCATAAGCAAACCCTTATCGGCTTTCAAGCTCTCGATCTGTCCCTTCAGGTCGATGATGTTAGCGGAGTCATATCCGCCACTGAACTTCAATTTCTCAATTTCGCGTGAAGAATTATCCGCAAGTTCTGCGACGTAAAGGAACGCCAAGAACAGGAACACAAGGCAACCAAACAGGATACTGCCAACCTTGTTAGCAAGCAGGAAGGCCTTTAGGTCTTTATCCTTAAAAATGATTTCTCGTGCTAGAGGGATAAGAGACTTCACGATGAGTAGCAAGGTCGACCCAGACACTGTGAAACCCTCTATGAGAATCCTTGAAAAATAATATAGTCCCAGGCTAGACTACGTAAGTTTTTACGTGGTCAACAGTCATATCTTTGAGTTCTCTTGATTTAACGTCTTTGAGAATGATAACCCGAGGTGCACCCTGTGAAGATTTTCAAAGCGTTTGCCCAAATTGGACCGCTCGTAGACAACACGCCTGGGGTAGTAGCTCCTATCGGTGAACTGTCGGCTATGTCCCGCACGTTCATCAAAGGCCAACCCACGGAGAACGTGGCAGCGGCCTACCCGAATGAAACCTTGATCGGTTTCTCGTACAAGATCGACGGCGTCGTCAGTGATGTTGAAGACGCGACAGCGATGTCGTGCCTTGAAGCCATGAACTGGACATACGCCACTGCTCGCAGCGGCGCGTTCAACGAGACCAAGGATTCTTTTCAGCAGGCTTTCATTACCAACTTCGGCGACAAGTACGATTTGATCGCATCTGGCAAGATGCTGCCATTCGGGAATTTTTATGCTCCTGAATATATCAACATCGCGCCGAAGAACCTGTCAATCTCGGTCAACTGGCGCATCTGGTTCTCAGACGTTTCGTTCTATAACCAGTACGATGAATTCACCATTCTGGTGGTGCCGCCAATCATCCCGCTCGATCAGTTCTTCGGTGACTACGACGAAGTGACTGCGTTGTTGGCCGCTATTCAGCAAACTGACACCTTTGCCAAGATCGGAGTTGCGCGCGGTATCTTTCCTGAGACCGTTCTGCGAAACGATGTCTTCACTTGGCAGAACAAGGATGACCACACCCTCCAGGCTGATACCAACTGGGTGACGGTGATCTACGGCGCGGCTGGCGACAACCTTGACAACGTCAAAGAAGCTATCAGGGACTATATCCTCGATAACTCCGATCATACCCGTGATGAATGGGCTGAGATCTTTCCAGATCTCTTCACCTCGACCGAATTCATCTTCACGCCAATGTGGACTGACCTCGCCCGCCCAAACGGTAACCGTGAACGCGGCATCTATCGCGGCATCACCGGCGTGCAGAAAGCCATGGCCATGTGTCACGCTACCTGCAAAGGCGTAGGTTATACCAATCCGCACATTGATGAAGTCCTGGAGATCGTACCCTCGACCTTCCGTTCGGTCATGTGTTCGGTAGTAGGCGGCCCTGAGAACAGAAACGGCATCGATCATTTTTCTGATGTGATGCCTGACTACATCAACGTACCGACTACCCATCCCGACTTCTTGTCGATGTCGACGATCACTCGTAACTTTGTCCTGCTGCTCAACCAGATGTTGATGTACGGGGAAGAGCTGACCGCTGACTCTGGCGTTCCTCAGGGCTTCAACCGTACCATCCGGGATGGCGTCATCTATATCTCGACGTCTTACAACAAGTACGAGTACCTGGTTACTACCAAGGTCAGTGTCGAAGCGGTGGGGATCTAATCCATGGCCAGAGTCACTCCACCGATTGGCTCCGAAGGCTTGTTCCAACTGAGACTCCCCTTTACCGTTAACCCTAACCTGTCGTATCGGGTAGGTGGTCTTGAGGAATTCAGCGAACTCACAGGCCGCGGATTCGATGTCTTCAAAGAGGTCTACGATAAAGCAGGCCTTACACAACAGAACTACCAAGACGATCTGGCGGCCGGTGCGGTATTGGTGACTCTGACTAACGTGTCAGTTAAGCCGGTATTCGTGCCTGACACGTATGTCGACTCTTATCCGAACATGGGCGTCGTTGCTCACAACTGGGTAGTGGCGACTGCGAGTTGTGGGATGCTGCCTGCTACGTACGATACGACTCGATTGACTCAAGCCATCCAGCAAGCTGTAGCGGATGACATTGGAGTGAGTCCTACCGTGACTATCGCTGTAGCGCCAACCACTGATGCGGTGACGCAGACGCAGGCAGCAGCTGCCAGTGCGGCACGCCTTGCGGCAATCAAGAATAACAGCACGCCTTACGCTCAAATTCTGAAGTTGCAAGAACAAGTCACAACGTTACAAAATGCCGAAGCTACTTACATCGAACTCATTGAAACCCTGCAAGCCAAGGTAGACGAGTTGGAAGGTAGTGCTCCAGGTACAGGCACAGATACGGGGACTGGTGATACACCGTCTACTCCGTAAACAAAAAAAAGAAGGAGTACACTCCAGGGCGCAAGCCCTGGAGTGTCTCTGCTTATGCAGTTGCTGCGCGATCAGCAGCAGTTTCAGCTTTGCGACGAGCGGCCACTTCTTCGGCGACCTTCTCTTCGAATTCTTCCTGGTTTTTGTACTTGATTCGCATGATGTACGCACCAAGCCCAATACCGATTGCCAGAATGATTACTTCTTTCATATATCCTCCTGCGGATATTGTTGCATGTAGTCAGCAGGAGAATGTATGACTGTAAAAAAGTTGATTCAACTCAGGAGAACAGATACTTCAATGAAGCCAGTTCTTTGGAAACGCCGAGAAGAACTAACCCGCCGAGAACCAACGACCATACCGCCGCTGCGAGAATGCGCCACGAAGTTACTTTGGCTCGTTCTCGCAATGGTAGCGACGCATGGGTCTTATCGTTACTTGGACTCAGTAACCAATAAGCCAAGGCCATCATGGCTGTGAAGTAAACCACCAGAAAGATTAGTTTGATCATTGATCACCTTCAGAATTAATAGCTCGATGGATAGCGATGGCCAGCTTAGACTTGAACCGGTCTTTCCAACCGTTGGTGAATGTACGGGCTGGGAAGTTTCCAATTCGATAAGCTAAAGTGCCAAACCTCACCACCGGCACAAAGGGTTCGGACTACGGATACCGTCTCGGGAGAGTTCCAGCTAACTGCCGACTAGGTAAAAGCTTAGCGTTCTCCCTGGCCTCAAGTAGGTATCTTCCGAAGTCTTCATCGCTAAATGACATCAGTCGAACTCCACATGT